CCCACGCCGATCCGCCCCCGCACCCTGCCCCTGCCGGCATACCGGCTGCTGCTGAGGCTCGATGCACGCCTGCCCGGCGCGGCCCACTCGGCCCACTCGGCCCACGCCCCGCAGGAAGCCCCCACCAGTTCCCGCCGCGGCCGGCCGCCGGGGTCGCTCAACCGTCGCACCCCCGAGCAGATCCTCACCCAGCTTCAACTCGCCTACGGACCGTTCCTGGAGGACAACGCCATCGCGCTGCTCGCCCGCACCGGGGCGCTCAACCTCCCCGACTCACCCAATCCACTCACCCCGCTCAACCTGCTCAACCCCACCCACAACCACCAGACCTTCATGCCCCTGATGCCCGACGCCTCGTGCCTGGGCGTGCCGCGCACCGCGTTGTCGTTCGTCAGCCCGCTGTCCGTCCTGCTCGACATCCTGCTCACTGACGACGTGCCCGTGCGTCGCACGGCCGATGCCGTGACCGTCGCCCTGCCCGTCGACCACCTGCGGCGGATCACCCGCGACAACCTCGCGGCCATCCACGAGGCAATCGATGTGCGCTGCCTGCCCACGCATCACGAGCCCCCCAATGCACTCGCCACCCACTGGCGCAAGCCTGACCCGGATGAGTTGATCCCCTCGCTGCGCCCCGGCGTCGTCATCAATCCGTGGTACGAGCCGTTTACCCCCAGGCTGAGCGGGTGAATACCCCGTAGACTCCGTCTTGGCCCAGTTTCAAAGTATTACTTCCATTTGACAAGGGGGGGTATATACGATATAATACGTAGTATTGAAGGTGAATATCGCCTTCAATCGCCGCTCTTTAACAATCCAGTCGATATCGCAAGCAGATTGCGTAGTACCTGCCCCCCTCGTGGCAGGATTTCACGGGGTCACCGTGACCCCGTGAATCGGACGAAACCGAGTACCTAACCTACGCTTCGTGCATATGCGAGCAAGCGCACCTGCCGTAATGGCAAGCATGCAGCGACGCACCACGTACCAACACATGCGCAGTGAAGGCTGGTGGAAGGTCGCTTCCCATGTGAGTGACACGCTCAGGGTGCGGGGTAAGAGCCCCCATGACCGCTTACGTGACCTGCCCAGTCGTACCCAAGACACGAGGGGATGGACTGGCGACGACTCACGATAGCAATGGCGGCGTAGGCTCACCGACGAGACAAGGGTGACGCATGGATTGAACTGGGCTGTCCATGGCGATTTATTTCAACCCCATAAGACTTGCATACCTACTATGGAAACCAAGACGGTATTTTCGCGCTCAGGCGCATACTCAAACCGACGCGGCAACCTACGTGTGGCCCTAACAGGGTAAGTGGCAAGCATCCCGGTAGCTACGGTGCGCCGGGTATGTCGTGTATCACGCACGCTATACCCGACGCACCGCTGCATTTTCTGCGTCGATTCACGGGGTCACCGTGACCCCGTGAAATCCCTCAACTCACCAACCAACGAAAGGAAGATCATGACGTTGATCTGGAGCCACCTGATTCCCGACCACGAGCGCAGGATGCGCGCCATCGCCGAGATGGTGCGTCAAGAGGTCGAGCGCACGACGCGGGAGGGCGACCGCTTCTCTCTCGTGCCCCGTGCCGTCGACACCGAGCGCGAGCGCATCGCCCGCGTCTTCGCCACCAAGCAACCCACCAAGGAGGTGGCCAGGAATGGACGAGCACGCTGACCCCAACTTCGCCGGCGATCCCGGCGCGTGCGAGGTGTACTCGCACCTGGAGGGCGCGGAAACTGGTGGCAACGAGCACCCGGCGGAGTGGGTCATGCTGGCGCTCGCAATCGCCGTCGCCGTCGTCTTCACGCTCGCGCTCGTCGCCGAGCGTGCGTTCCCGGCGTTCCTCGCCATGATCACGGGGTCACCGTGACCCCGTGACACGCGGTTCCAACCAAGGAAAGGAAAGGAAAGGAAGAATCATGCGTATCACTTTCAACTTCAACTCGGGCGTGTGCTCGTGGCTGCACGCTCGCGTGCTCAACTACTTCCATCAGGCCGCGGCGGTGCTCGTGCGCCGCGACCCCACCGTCCGGGTGGTCGAGACCGCCGCACCGTACGTCGTCACGCTGGATGGCGACTGGAAAAGTTTCGACCGCATGTGCCGCGTCGTGAACTTCGCGAGCAACATGCTCGCAGTCGGCCGCGTCGTGAACTTCGCGAGCAACATGCTCGCAGTCGGCCGCGACATCGCGACCGACACGGTCAACACCCCTGCCCGGACGCGGCCGATCGGCTACCGGCGGGAGTTCCGGGACATCGGTCGTTGGGCGGGGAGCAACCGATTCGATCTCGACCTGTCGGAATGCCAGCCGGCAGTGAACCACCTCCTGAAGACGCGGTTCATCACTCCCCAGTCCTGCCTGGGCTCTCGCCTGCTCGCTGCGTTCGGGGACAAGTACGTGACGTGCGAGGTCGAACTCCGGGTGATCCCGAAGTACGGCGCGTGTCTCGTCGCAGTGGGCTGCATCGGCGGGCTTCCCGTCACGCGGTGGCAGAGCCAGTCCGTGTGGCAGGTGAGTTCGTTGATCGGGGAGCGCACGATCGAGTTCTACGGCACCACGATCGCGTCGCGAGAGTTCGCGATGAACGCGCTGCGGTACGACGTCCGCTCGGACAGCTACTTCGACCCCGCCCTCGACTCCCTCGAAGACATCTACCCCGACGGAGACGAGGACGGAGACGAGGACGGAGACGAGGACGAGGACGGCACGGGGCACCCGCAGTTGTACGAGTACCACAGCGGGAGCCGTCAGCGGCAACTGGCCGTCCGGCGTCACGCGTCGCACTACGACGACCCGCTGCAAGTGGATACGCTCACCCTCGGTTTCGAGTGCGAACTCAACGTCGAGGGGCGCAGTTCGTTCGTGGACGATGTCATGGACTCGGACGACTTGTCTTCGGTCGTCGTACTCGAACAGGACGCCTCGCTGGACGAGCACAACGGAGTAGAGATCATCACCGGGTGGTCCACGCTTGGCACGGTGCGTAACTGGGCGGACAGGCTCGGCGGCATCGTCCGGGACTACAGATACAACACCGACCATTGCGGGTTGCACATCAGCACGAGCAGCCTGCCTGAGGCGCACATTGAGCGGCTCTTCGGAGCCGTCTGCGCCGGGGAGAACTATCCCTTCCTGCGCCCGCTGTTCGGCCGCGGGTTCAACTCGTATGCACGCAACCCGCTGTGCGGGCACGCGGCGCGCAAGGTGCTCAAGGACGCCTGGAAGCGGCAGTTCGGCAGCCCGGTCGATCGCTACAACGCGATCAATGTCCGCCGTGATGGGTCGATCGAGTGGCGCATCTTCGCCGGCACGGGACGGTCGCGGCGCATCAAGGCGCGACTTGAACTGGTGTGGGCGCTGACCAAGTATTGCGACCCCGTCGCGTGCAACCCGCTCACGGCGAGCGGGTTCGCTAACGCGCTGGTTGATGATCCGTACCTGCGGCGCAACACGAAGACGCTGCGACACTACATCGTCGACCATCCCGAGTCGCTGGCGTTCGCCCCCCGCCTGCGTGAGTTGCGCAATGCCGAGATGCGCAAGGCGCAAGCCCAGCAGGCGTATGCCAGGGCGTAGCAGTCACGGGGTCACCGTGACCCCGTGAAACCGTTCCATCAACCAACTCACCAACGAAAGGAAAGTGAACATGTGCTTGATCATCCACATCCCCGCCGGCAGGAGGCTCACTCCAGAGCAGATCACCGACGCCATGAAGTACAACCCCGACGGCACGGGGATCATGTTTGCCAGCGACGACGGCACGCCGGTGACGGCTCGCACGCTGGCGACGAAGCCCTCCAACGTGGTGAAGTTCATCGAGCGGTGGCGGCCCAGCGACACGCCCTATGCGCTGCACTTCCGCCGCGTGACGAGGGGGTCGCGCAGCCTCGCCAATGTGCATCCCTTCGCGTTCGGCACGCGATTCGCCATGATGCACAACGGAACCTTGCCGTCCCGGCTGGTGGATGCCGACCTCAGGCGCGGTTCCAGTGATACGCGCCTGCTGGCCGACTTGCTCGACCAGATGCGCCCCGATGCGCTGGAGTGCAGCGGGGTCATCAAGTTCATCGAGCGGGCGATCGGCGAGAACCGCATCCTGCTCCTCGATGCCGGGCGCAAGCATTTCCACGTGCTCAACCGCAAGGATTGGTTCGAGTGCGACGGCATGCTGCTGTCCAACAACTACGCGGTGACCGACCACACGTTGTGGCCTTCGCTGCCCGAGTTTGCGCGGCCGACGTGGGGATACACGTCATTCCCGCGTCCGACTGCGCCTTCGACTGCGCCTTCGACTGCGCCTTCGACTGCGCCTTCGACTGCGCCTTCGACTGCGCCTTCGACTGCGCCTTCGACTGCGCCTTCGACTGCGCCCTTCGGGGAGCTTTCGCACTCTTCGCAGTTCGGTGATCTGCGCATCTTGGAGTTTCGCGGGCTTACCGGAAAGGAGATGATCTACATCCCGCGCAACTACACCTGGGCGAGTCACCTGCCTGCCGACCTGGCCTCTGCGGTCAAGACACTGATGCGCCATGTCGAGTTGCTGCCGATGACGACCGCACCATCTCATCTGTGGACGGTGTCCACGTTGCTGCTGGCCACAGTGGGGTGGAGTGGCGCGTTACCGCAGGATGTGATCGCCTTCACCGACAGCCTTCAGAGCATGACGACGGACAAGCGCAAGAAAGCGATCCTGGATTTCCACGAAGCCCTGTGCGGTGTTCAGCGCAAGTGGAACATGTTCACGAGCGCAGTCGCGCTCGCAAGTGAACTGGAGGCCGCAGAGAAGCGGGTGCATGATCTGTGCCTCGTGGCCGACACCCCGGCCGGTGTTTGATCAATTGAACCTACAAGGAGCAACCTATGCCATTCAACTACAGTTCTCCGAGCCGGCATCCCCGGACGCCTCTGATGCACACGTTCGCCGTCGGTGGCGTGGGGTTGGCCCGGGAGTGCATTCGACAGCAGATGCGCGCCAATGAGCGCACGAGCCGCGACGGCACCTACCGGTCGTTCAGCGAGCTCCGTAAGCTGCGCAACGTACGGGCGTACACCGCGGCGATGCGGGCACATCTGGTTCGGCTCTCACGGCCCGGAATGCCGGATATTGAATCCGTGGCAGCGCTTTTGACGCGGCCGCGGCTGGACTCCTCCGCGGCGTCCGAGGACGACATCATGGCGTTTTCCGGCGCCGCGTACCACGTGTTCAGCCGCTCCTACTCCCGTGCCGCGTGCGGACATCTGGAGTACGCCGACGGACATTTGCACTGCGACACGAGCGGCGTGAGGCACGCCAAGTGTGTGCGATGCATGTTGAAGGAGTTCGTGCCCATAGAAATGCCGGGCCAAAAGCGCCAGTGGATTCGCAGGCAGGCAGGCGGCGCGACTGCAGTTATGGTGTCATCCGATGGCGAGTGCGTCACGGTGCGTGACCTGGACCCGCTCGCGATCTCCCACTTCCCGCGAGCGCCTGATAGGGTGACTTGGATGCTCAACACCCTGCGGTGCAACGAGTACCATTCAACCCAACGGTCCGGCTATTGCGATCTCGTGGGGCTGCGCGACCCCAACTACAAGGGGCCTACGTTCGGCGTCGAGTTGGAGCTTCTGCCATCGCGAGCACTGTCCCGGGACGTGGCGCTCACCTGGGTGAAGATGAACGCGAAGGAGAAGATCAATATCGAGCGCGATGGGTCCATCAATGAAGGATTCGAGGTCGTCACCGGCTTCGGTGCATACGAGGACGTGGTGGACGCCATGCGTCGGGTGTACGCGCCGCGAATCGCATGGCGAAGGTCGCGCCGTGCCGGCATGCACGTTCACATCGGCGAGTACGGTCGCATCCCGGACCTGATGTATGCCGCGTTGCTGGCCGCGTTCCTTGCTCGTAATACCGAGGTACACGCCGTTGTGGCAGGGCGTCCCAACACCCGCTACTGCCACAAGATGCCGCCACAGTTCTCGCTTCCGTGGGGGGAGCTGGTCAGGCGCGCGGGTCTCGGCAGCCTCACGTCGAACCTGACCCGGTACTATGAAGTCAACCTTTCGCGGCTGGAGCGAGGCGCCGCCACTTATGAGTGGCGCCGCCCCATCGCGCAGCCGCGGTTCATCGGGGCACTGGCTCAGTTCCAGTTCATTCATGCGCTGGTGGATTTCTTCCGCGTCCGCTCCACCGACGTACTGCTGTCCGAGCCCACGATGTCGCAGTTCGTCTCGCACGTCATGGACATGGACCGCACTTGCACGGCCGCACTGCGGCGGCTGTTGACTGCGCGCCCCGTGCAGTCGCGACTCGTACCAGTAGTTCCCGACCTCGCCAAACTCGCCTACAACGCTCGGCGCGAGTTCCAATTCTGCAACTGACTCAACCAAGAAGGAGAATCGATCATGTGTTTGCTCGTCAAAGTCGCCCCCGATACCGTCTTTCCTGCCGACTGGTTCGAGGACTGCTTCCGCAAAAACCCCGACGGTCTCGGCATCGCTTACGTGAAGGACGGCACGATCATCGTCGAGAAGACGCTGCCGGCCGATGCGGCCGCCGCCCGTCTGTGGTGGCTGGAGCACGCTCCGCGGGGGGTCGAGTACGCACTGCACTGGCGCATGCGCACGCACGGCGCGGTCGACCTGGAGCGCGTGCATCCCTACGCCATTCACGACGGCAAGCTCTACCTCATGCACAACGGCGTGCTGTCGATTGGCGGCGACACCACCAAGGAGTCCGACACACAGATCTACGCCCGCACCTACGGAGTGGCGGTCGCACCGGTGGTGCATGAGCCGTTGGTCCGGCAGATGATCGGCGAACACATCGGCCGCCAGAACCGTTTCATCTTCATCCACGCCGAGCACGGCTTGCTGTTGGTCAACGAGAGCGCTGGCGTCACGACGGATATGTTCCCCGGTTGCTGGTTCAGCAACACCTACGCATGGACTCCGCATCTGTGGGGTGTGTACGGCTCGGGTCGGATGAGCTTCCACGATTGGAGCGACGAACCCGGCTTCCCGTCATGGACGCCGCCTAAGAAAAACGTCGTGACCGACGTCGACGCCGTGGGTGACTCGTTCCGCGCCCACACGGAGCTGGCAGCGAAGCTCGTGGAGTTGTTCGACCTCGTGGAGGACTACAGCCGGCACGGGGATGCGTCCGCGCGTCGCTTCTTGCAGGTCTACGCCACCGAGGAAGAATTGCTCGACATCTTGCCGGTGTTACACCTGTCTGCGGACGAGGCACTCGTGGAGTTGACGGCGACGATTGAGTACCTGGAAGCCGGCATGTGCGACTTCGATGACCTGCTCGAATGGTATACGCTCAGCGCCGACAATGCGCAGGACCCGCTCGACGGCGCGGACGAGGAAACTGGTAGCGCCGAGGTCCAGGAACTTCGCAACATCATGAAAGCACACTGACATGAACATCATCAATCTAACCGGCATCACCATTGCCTTTCGCAATGGCGAGAAGTTGGAGACGATCCGCCCTTCTGGGTGGCGGCTTATCGGTGACCGACAACTTGCTCCCACGGGCAAGTTCATCGGAGACGCCACCATTGCCAAGCGGGATTACGCCCGTCCGGAACTCCCTCCACCGGAGGCGAACACGCTGTACCTCGTAGACCCTGTCGTTGCCGAGGCGATGCAGGCCCACGACATCCACCGCGACGACGTCATCGTCTCGCACGGAGCCAGCGCGGAACGCGACGCGTCGGACCGGATCGTTGCAACTCGCGTGTTCTATATCGCCAATCCCTGACCTACTGGAGTCAGCCAATATGAACCAACCTATTCGCACCGCCGCCCTCGTCGAGAACGCCATCCTGACCGTGCTGTCGCGGCGGGACCGTTCAATGCCCATCCCGTGGTCGGAGATCGCGGCCTCGCCGGAGTGGAAGGCGCTGAGCCTGCCGCCGAATTACAACCCGCACGTCGTGCTGCAATCCGCGCTTCAGCGCGGAGTGATCGGACGAGTACACCTCAGGATCCCGGGGACTACGACCCGGTACGGCTACTTCTACGCCGCGAACGAGACGTTGCAGGAAGCCGCGTTGAGCCGGCAGTCCAGCAACGTGCCGGCCACACCCCCGCCGAAGCAGGGCCGCCCGACAAGCCTCACGCTTATCAAGAACTTCCCGATCCCGCCCGCCACGCGCAGCAACGTCTTTTCCAAACAGTTGAGGGAGATTGCAGCATGCATGCAGGTAGGTGACGCAGTGTTCGTTGGAAAGCCTCGCGTCAGTGGTACCGGGCTCGCTGGGTTGCAAGCGACATTGCGGGAGGTTGCCGGTCCGGACGCACGGATCGTCCAGCGACATGTCGAACGTGGGCCGCAGGGTACGGGCTTCTACATCTGGAGGGCCGCATGAGCATCACTCCCGAACGGCGTGTGAAGAACGCTGTAGCCGCCGTGCTGACAGCCCGCAATGCGTGGTACTGCTACCCGGCCACCGCTGGATACGGTCGTAGCGGGGTGCCGGATTTCCTCGTCTGCTATCGCGGCCGCTTCATCGGCATCGAATGCAAGGCTGAAGGCAACACCACGACGGCGCTGCAGGACCGTGAGATCGCGGCCATCCGCGCAGCCAAGGGAGACGCCTTGGTCGTGTGCGGGCTGGCCAAGGTCACGGAGGTCGGGCGACTGCTCGATCAGATTGACAACGAGCTGAAGGAATCCCCATGCCTGCTCACGGAGAAGTGAAGCCCTTGGTGCCGGTGCGCATCGGGTGTAGGTTCGAACCCGCGTGGTACGAGCGTCGCAACGACGATCGGACGTTCGCCGCGCGGTGCGCCCCCATGGATGCAGACGAACACGCGGTGCAGCGTGCGCTGCTCCTGCCGCGCCGCAATCGCCAGCCTGCGGTGCCGCGGTTCATCAACTGGCTGGCTGGACTGTTCAGGAGAACGTAATGCAGAAGATGCAAGCCGTGTACAACGGCATTCGCAACGCGTTGGGGCTCGACCGCGACGACGTACCCCCGACCGGGGAGATCGGCGGCGCGTGCGAGCACGTTTGCCGGCTGCTCGGCATCAACCCCTACGAAGATCATCAGGAAGGAGCCAATGTCGCGCAAGAAGCCAAGCAAGTCGCCGAAACCCCCAAGGCACCCGCTCCCGCCCGCGCTGTCGGGCGTCAATCGGTTGCCCTTGACCCATCCGAGTAGTGCGATGTCGGTCGATCCTGACCGGGTCCTCGCAACCTTGTTGCGCATAGACGACCCGCTGGCCCATGAAGCCGCGGCGGCCATTGCACAGCTCCTCGTGGACCGGCAGGCGCTGATACGCGAGCAGCTCGAAGCGGAGTTCCGCTACGAAGCCCAGCTCTCGGGCTGGGAGGACATCGCGTTCAGCATCCACCGCATGCTCACTCGCTTGAGCAAGCGCATCCCCGACGAGCGGATCGCCAACGCTGTCCGAACGATGGACAGCATCAAGCGTCGCATGGCCAAGTAATCTATCACGGGGTCACGGTGACCCCGTGATTTCCTCAATCTAAGAGAGAAGAAAGTAACGACGAATGATTCGGATCCTCAACCTCACCCAACACGCCGCAACCGCAGAACAACTGGCTGCGGGGGTCATTGACCCGTCCGATGAAGCTCAAGCCGAGCTGCAAACGCTGTTGACGTTCTTCGATCTCCCCAGCCCGGAGACGATCCGCGACCGCGCCGAGCAGATCGCGGAGGTGGCGGCGGCCGTAAGAATCAAGCGCGCGATGATCGGCGGAGCGCCTTGGTTGATGGCACCGCTTGCCGCTGCGTTGCGGCAGCGAGGCGTCGAACCGCTGTTTGCGTTCTCCGTCCGCGAGACGGAGGAACAGACGCAGCCGGACGGATCAGTTCGGAAGATTGCCGTATTCCGTCACGCCGGATTTGTGCCGGCGGTTTGATCAAAGGAGAGTCATCTTGCTCAACAACTTCCCGAAAATCGAGTCCCAGTTCGGCCCGACGGTGTTGGTCTACACCCTCGACCGGGACGAAGGCCACCGACAGGTGTGGATCGCGTTGGACGTCGAGGGCGGCGGCCTGCGGGCCATGCTGTCGATCGAGCAGGCCGAGCGATTGATCGCCAGCCTGACTGCCGCCGTGGCGTCGCAGCGTGCGGGGAAGGAGGCCGTATGACCGGCTACAGCCCCAACGGCATTCGCGACGACACAACCCCGGACGGATGGCCGTTCGGCACCTTGACCGACCTGCAGATGCGGCGCCTTGAGGAGCAGCGCCGCGCGCTGGAGCGCCTTGAGCGCGAGCGCTTGAAGCGCGCCGCCGACGAGGCGCGTCGGGCTTGGGCGGAGGCGTTGCTATGACGTGGCGCAACACCCGCCCTGATGCCATGGAGACGGCACCGGGCGACCTGGACACCCTGCAGTGCCCACCGTGCAATGGCAACTGCCTGCAGGGCCGTGTCTGTCCGGCTCGGCCGCAACTGACTGCGGCCGAGCGAGCGCGGCTCGAACGCACTTGGACCATCGTCGACATGGCGATGGCCGCGGCGGCAGTGGCCTTCTTGGCCGCCGTGGCGTCGTTCCTGGCGCTACTGATGACGTTCGTAGTTTTATAGGGGACCTGACCAAAAATGCCAAGACCACGCATCAAGCCAATCGAGGAGTACGTGCCACGCGGTATCCCACTGCACGTCTGCCGGTTCTTTGCCGAGAACCCGGACGAAGAACTGACGTCTGCGGACATCACCATCAAATTCGACATCGCTCGCCAGAGCGTGACCGCGATTCTGGAACTGGCGGTGCTGGCCGGCCTGCTGAGCAAGCGGATCGAAAGACAAGGACGGCTCGTCAACGTCTACGGTGCTGGCCCGAATATCGTGCGCATGGCGCCACAAGACTGCAAGGAGTAGGGCATATGAAAGACATCGGAAAAGGACCGCTGCGGAGCGGGCCGCCGCCATCGGAGGGATGGTGGCCTGTAGGGACGTACTCCTTGCGGTGGTACAGCCGCGAACGTGGATGGAGCGTATGTGCTTTCGCTCACAACCCGGCCGATGAAGCCGCACAGTGGGCGTCGTTGCGTGCCGCCAATGCGCGGCAGGACACGATTCAGTGGCGCGAACGGGCTGATTGGTGGCCGAAGCGGAGCAGAACATGACTGAACCTACGGATCGTGCCCGTCGCGCTGCAGCCGTGCTGGCCGAGCGCGGGTGGAGCGTGACGGATAACGGCGGCATGAACTGCCCTCGGTGCGGCGCAGACGTGCAGCGCAATGCAAGGTACTGCTGCCAGTGCGGCGAGGCGTTACGCACCCTTTCGCATGACACCATCTCCGACCTGGAAGCGGCGATTGCCGCTGCCATGGCCGACGACGGTGAACTCAAAGCCGTCTTGGAAGCCTTGGAGTACTGCCTGGAGGACAGCGCCGAGCTGTTGGCTGAGCGAAAAGCGCAGTGGGGCCAGCACCGCCTGGACACGCAGGCGGCGATGGCGGCCGCGCTAGAGCGGCACCAGAAGGCGGCTGAACGCCTGCGGCAGGCGCTGCGCGAGGCGAAGCCATGAGCGCCACCTCGCGCCAGCCCCCGGTAATGGCCCCATGCGCCGAAGTGCGCAGCAGCAGTCCGACCAGCGGCGGCGGATTCGTGGAGCGCGAGCTTGCAGTGGCGCGCGGCTTTGCATCATGCCGTGGCGACGACGATCGCCTTGCGGAAGCCGAGCAAGAGATCGCCGAGCTGCGCGAAGCCCTCGCCCTTCACGAGGTCGGCAGCGCCTACGCGCACCGCCTGGCGATCATGCTGGAGTGCGCCCTGCTTGACCGGCCCGGGACGTGGGAAGATGGCCACGCGCTGCTCGATGAGTACCGCCGCGCGTGCCGAGAAGCATCACTGCAACGAGAGTAACGGAGATGGTAGGCGGAAAGATGCGCTTTACAGCGCGATCCGTTTTGGCCACATGGGCGCACGCCTCTCGCGTGCAGAGCGACGAGGTGACGTATGGACTGCTTATTGAACCTGTTGTACGTGCTGCTGGCGATAGCGGCGATTCCGGCGTTGATGGCGCTGGGAGTGCTGACGTGGTTGATGTGGCACGCGATGAAGGGGAACGGAGGATGGAGATGAACGCCAACGCCCACGAGCTGATGAAGTTGGCGCGCAGACTTGCGCAGGACGGACACGGCGAGCACGCGCAAATCCTGCGCGACTGCATCGACGACGCACGGCGGTTCCGGTGGCTCGCGGAGAAAGCCTTGTTCGTGGACATGGTTGCTGACCCGGACAACCTTGTGCAGGTGTGGCATGACACGCTGACCGGCCGGCCGATCACGGGCCGCACGTTGCGCGACGCAGTTGACGAAGCAATGAAGCGGCACAACGCCAGCTTCAGCGGCGACCGAAGGCCGTCCGCTGCAAGCGACAGTTAGGCTCACGATGGAGATGCGATGAAACCGCTTGAACTTGCCGCCACAGCGGTCCGCGCACTGGCCGAGCCAGGGACTGTCGGCGTGGTGCTGACAGTGCCAAAGGGCGGATTGCCGCGCGGCTTTCCTCGCGGTGAGCTGCTGAACGAGATAGAGCGCGCGGGGATCGTGGAACGAACCTACTACTTCGACCCGAGCAAGGTGATTGCGTGGCTGTTGCGCAATGGCTTGGTGGAGATGGATCGAACGGGCGAGCGGACGCTGCGTTTTCGTGAGCCTAACGCAATCTATGGCACGCGCGCCCTACCGCCCATCTCCATCACCTGCCGATCGGCCAGCGATTCGCCGACGTTCCTGGGCGAGCCGGTGGTGCGCGCGGGCTACGTGCTGGCCGAAAGCCAAGATGCTGCCGAAAAACTTGTGCGCGAGATTGAGCGCTGGGAGGAGCCGACGGTTGCAGTTGGCAGCGGCAGCGAAGACCTCGGGTGGCCCGACGACTGCTGCGTGTACCACAATGGCAAAGGCGACATCACGCTGGCGACCGCAAGGCAAAATTTTGAAGCGGCCTAACGCCAGCTTAAGCGGCGCCGGCACGGCGAGGGACCGTGGGACTACATCCTCGGCGAGTTTTCGTGAACGGACCGTGACGGTCCAGCTTGTTCGCAGGAAAGAAGGAACCAATGGGAATCCTGACGATTGACTTCGAGACCTACTACGACGATGAGTACAGCCTGTCGCGGATGTCCGCGATCGAGTACGTCTTCGATCCTCGCTTCGAGATCATCGGGGTCGGCATCAAGCGCGACGACTACCTTGCGCAGTGGTACTCGTTCGCGTCGGAGCAGGAGTACGCTGCATGCTTGACTGATGCGGGGATCAGTCAACTTGCGGCTGCCGGCCACAACATGAGCGAGTTCGACGCGCTCATCATCTGGCGGCTGGGGCTGGTGCCCAAGCAGTACATCTGTACCTTGCAGCTTGCGCGCCTGCGCGGTCTGTCCGACCTTGCTGGGGGTTCCTTGGCCGCGCTGTGTACCCACTTCGGCCTGCCTCCGAAAGGGGACGAAGTCATTTACGCCAAGGGCAAGCGTCGCATCGATTTCGATGCGGCTGGGCTGGCGCGCTACGGAGCGTACTGCCTCAATGACGTTGACCGATGCTATGACCTGCTCATGCGGATGGCCGAGGGCGTGCCGCCAATTGAGTGGAGGATCATGGACCTGCTGACGAAGTGCTTGGCCCGTCCACGCCTCGTGCTCGATGAAGACCTGCTGACGCAGTACGCAGCACGGTTGGAGTCCGAGGGCGAGACGCGGCTGGCGGCGCTCGGGGTCAAATCGGAAGACCTGTCTTCGTCGGATCGGTTTGCCGAGCTACTGCGTGGACTCGGCGTCGATCCGCCGACCAAGCCAAGCCCGACGCATCCAGAGAAGCTCATCTACGCCTTCGCGAAGTCAGACCAAGGCATGAAGGAGTTGCTGGAACACGACGATGAGGATGTTGCCGCGCTCGCGGCCGCGCGCCTTGGGGTCAAGTCGACCATCGAACTGACGCGCACGCATCGGTTCCTCGACACCGCCAAGCGCATGGGCGGCTTGATGCCGATGCCCCAGCGCTACCACGGAGCGCACACCGGTCGCGGGACCGGCACGATGTCCATGAACGTGCTCAACCTGTCGGCGCGCAAGCGTGAACCCGTGCTGAAGAAAGCCTTGCGTGCCCCGCCCGGTTACGTCGTGGTCGCGGGAGACTCCGGGCAGATCGAAGCACGCTTGAATGCATGGAACGCAGGGCAGGACGACCTCATCGCTGCGTTCGCTGCGGGGCGTGACGTGTACCGTGAGTTCGCCGCCGAGAGCATCTACCATGTGGATCTCGATGCCGTTGACGCCCGGCAGCGACAGGTGGCCAAGAGCGCCGTGCTCGGCTGTGGTTTCATGATGGGCGCAGCGCGCTTTCGCGAGTACGTGCGGATCGAAGCGGGGCTCATGCTGACCACGGAAGAGGCGCAGCAGGTGATCACTGCGTACCGCGCTCGCTACCCGTTCATCGCCAACTTCTGGAAGGTCGCGAAACTGGTATTGCAAGGCATGGTGACGGGGCAGTCCTTCCATTTCGGTCGCGGCGATTGGCTGCAGTCGGACGCGGACGAGAAAACCGTGCGCCTTCCTTCGGGTCGGTTCTTGCGCTACCCAGGACTGCACGTGGAGATGGTGAAACGCCCGGGGTCGGACGAGTCGCAGGCAGCGTTCGTCTACGAGCGCAAGCAGCGCCGCGCCACGCGCCGCGTGTTTGTGCATCCGGGGCTCTTCACGGAGAACCTCATTCAGGCAATCGCGCGTGATGTCGTGATGTGGCAGAAGGTCAAGATCGCTCAGCGCTACGAGGTCGTGACGTCAACCTACGACGAAATCGCTTTCATCGCGCCGGAACGTGACCGCGAGGAAGCAGTAGACTTCGGGCGCAAAGCAATGCTCACCGCGCCCGAGTGGCTCGGAGCGATGCCGCTGAAGTGCGACATCGGCGCGGGGGCAAGTTACGGAGAAGCCTGATGTCATCTAGCGCGCCCATTCACTGGTCGTTCTCATCCCTGAAGACATTCAAGAACTGTCCCAAACGGTTCTACGAGACCCGTGAGGTCCGCTCCGTGGTTGACGGCCCCAGCGAGCACACCACGTACGGCACGCTGCTGCACGAAGCAGCCGAGCGGTACCTCCTCGGTACCGCGCCCCTGCCCCCGGAGTTCGAGTACATCACTCCTTTGCTCGACGGATTGCGGTCCATCCCCGGCACGCTGTACGCCGAGCGAGATCTGTCCCTGCTGTCCGACTACACCGCGTGCAACGCAGGACACCCGCATGTCTGGTTCAAGGCGTTCGCAGACGTCATGGTCGTGCAGGCGGACAAGCGCCGCGCGCTGGTTGGCGACTTCAAGACCGGCAACCCGAAGTACGCAGACATGGATCAGCTTGAGGTGTACGCGCTGGCGACGTTCTCTCACGAGCCCGACGTCGACATCGTCACGGCCATGCTGCTGTTCACCAAGCCCGGCAGCGAAGCCAGCTTCACCCAGGAGTTCCATCGCAAGGATGCCAAACACCTGTGGTTGCGCTGGCATGCAGAGCTGGATCAACTCCGTCGAGCCCGTGAACGGTCTGAGTGGCCCGCCAACCCAAGCGGGCTGTGCAAGTTCTGTCCCGTCACCCACTGCATGTCGCATCCATCATGGACCTTCTGATCAGCCGCCTTCAGGAAGCCATCTCCGGGGCGTACAGGGATTACGCCGTGCTTGCGCTCCCGGTGGAAGACGCTCAAAAATTGCTCTCCCTCCTGGAGCACGTTTATGGCGTACAAGAATCCGAAACGGGATCGCCCGTACAAGCGGGAGTACCAGCTTCAACTCAAGCGCAACGAGGCTCCGGCTCGCCGGGAGCGTGAACGCGCCCGAGACATGTTTGACCGGGCGGGTGTGGACCGCACCGGCAAGGACATCGACCACAAGGTACCGCTGTCCAAGGGCGGGACGAACGCCCGGTCCAACCTGTCCCTGACGTCTCCGTCGAAGAACAGGTCTTTCCATCGCAACTCTGACAGGAGCGTGAAGCTCAACGCACCGAAGAAGTAGCTTTCACGGGGTCACGGTGACCCCATCAATCAACTGAGGAACCCATGAGCACATCCTTTTCACTGACTGAACTGCTGTACGCCATCCAACAGTGGAAGCGCCACAACCCGAAGGGGGAGAACGAGACCGCTGAGAACTACGAGGCGCGGCTGTGTGAGGCGTTCTACGAACTTGGCGAGCGCCACGGAGAACTTCGCAGCGTCATCCAGCGATGAACCACGATCCGCGCATCGAGATTGTGGGCGACGCGGCGATCAAGGTCCGCGGAGGCACGAACGACCAGCTTGCGCCATTGCTGAGCAACACCCAGCCCACCGACGACGGGCTGCTCGTCCACTGGACGCTGGACAACGCTGTTCGCCTCGGACTTGCCGGGTTTGATCCGCCCACGCCGTTTCGCCATTTCTACAAGTGGCACATCCAGCCCTATCAACATCAAGTCCGCACGGCGGAGTTCATTACCGCGCACATGCGCTGCGGGGTATGGAACGAGCAGGGTACCGGGAAGACCATCGCTGCGGTCGCGGCATGTGACTACCTTCTGCTGCGCAAGCGCGTACGACGCGTGCTGGTGCTGTGCCCCGTCAGCGTCATGTACTCCGCATGGGTCAACGACTTTGCGGTAGCGGCGCCACACCGGCAGGTCGGCGTCGCCCACGGCACTCTGCCTCGGCGGCTTGATGTCCTGAAATCACCCGCGGAGATCGTCGTGATGAACTTCGACGGTCTGTTGCATGTCGAGACCGACAAACTGCTCGCGTCGGACTTCGACATGATCGTGATCGACGAGGCCAACGCGTTTAAGAACCACACAATCCGTCGATACAAGGCGCTGGTACGGCTCATCAAGCCGGAGACCCGCGTGGTGCTGCTCACCGGCACCCCGGCGAGTCAGTCCCCCGTGGACGCGTACGGGCTGTCGCGGTTGCTGGGCAACTCGCAGTGTCCGAAGTACTTTTCGACGTGGCGGGACGCGGTCATGGTTCAGCAGTCGCGGTTTGTCTGGTCCCCCAAGGCCGACGCTGCGCAGCGCGTCAACGAGATCCTCAAGCCGTCGATCCGGTTCACCAAGGAGCAGTGCCTCGACCTACCAGAGCGGGTCTACCTGGACCGGCACGTGGCGCTGTCCAAGGAACAGCTCGACCACTACACACGACTCAAGAAAGAGATGCTGCTCGACACGGAGCGTGGCGAGATCACCGCGGCCAACGCCGCCGTGTTGCTGGGCAAGCTGCTGCAGATCAGCTCCGGGGTGGTCTACGCCAACGACCGGGAGCCCATCGCGCTGGATTACACCTCGCGGTTCACGGAGTTGATCAACATCATCGAGCAGACGACAGAGAAGGTGCTGGTCTTCGCGCTCTTTCGCGGCATCATCGAGGACCTCACTACGCGGCTGAACGCAGCGGGGGTCCCTGCAATGGCCATCCACGGGGACGTCAGCGCACACGAACGACGCAATCTGATCTTTCAGTTTCAACAGACCGACCATCTGCGAGTCCTGGTGCTGCAGCCGCAAGCGGCCGCACACGGCCTGACGCTGACTCGGGCGGACACCACTGTCTGGTGGTCCCCGACGATGTCAGTCGAGATGTACAAGCAGGCCAATGACCGCTTCCATCGCATCGGACAGACCCAGCGATGCACCGTGATTCACCTCACTGGATCTGCGGCGGAAACTAAGGTATATTCCACGCTACGTAGAAACATCAACGTGCATGAGGCCGCGGTGAGCCTGTTCACCGACATCGCAAGGAGCTAGCCAATGAATGAATCCCATCTACCCCCTCCCGATCTGCCCGATCTGCCCGATTTGCCGACCGCTGCCGCGCGTGTACTGCATCTACGCGCGCGGCGTGAAGCGCTCAAGCGCGAGTACGAGGCCGCTGACAAGGTGCTCACCGACGAGATGGCCAGCATCGAGCTGGTCCTGCGACAGGCATTGCAGGCGGCGGGGGCCACGTCCATCCGCACCCCTGCAGGCACCGTGCTGCTGCAGGAGACGATCCGGTACTGGCCGTCCGACTGGCAGTCCATGTACGACTTCATCAGCGAGCACGCGGCGTTCCACTTGCTGGAGCGTCGGATCCACAACACCAACATGACCCAATTCCTCCGGGACCACCCGGGGGACGTGCCGGTCGGCCTCAACATCGAGGTCGAGCGGAAAGCCGTCGTGCGCAAGCCGACAACCAACTGACCGTCTAATCGGTCTCATTTCAGGAGTTTTCATGAGCAACGAACTGAGCATCTTCAAGCCCGGCGCGGTCGCAGCGGCGTTTGCGGACAACGACTTCACCAAGGATGTCGCGTCCAACAGCATGAAGCGGATCTCGATCCGCGGCGGCGTATTCCGGCGGCACGACGGCAAGCAGGAAATCGACTCCATCGACGACCGGTTCCTGCCGGTGGTCGTGGTCGGCGCATCGCCGCACGTGCAGCGCGAGTATTACGAGGGGCAGTACGTCGAGGGCGTCGAGGCGGTCCCGGTGTGCTACTCCAACGACGGCCGCACGCCGGACAAGGACGCCATCAAGAAGCAGGCGAGCGACTGCGCGTCGTGTCCGCAGAACCAGAAGGGCAGCAACCCCGTGAACGGGGGGCGCGCGTGCCGCTTTGCACGCCGCATCGCGGTTGTGCTGGCGAACGACATCGGGGGTGACATCTACGCGATGAAGCTGCCGTCCATGTCGATCTTCGGCGAGGGCAGCAACGGGTACTACCCCTTCCAGGCGTACGCCACGTTCCTGCGCGCCAACAAGGCGCCGATGCCGTCTGTGGTCACGGAGATGCGCTTCGACAAGGATGCGGCGGTGCCCAAACTGCTGTTCAAGCCGCTCCGCCAAATCTCTGAGGCCGACGTCGACATCATCAAGCGCCAGATGCAGCACGACGACGTCAAGCGCGCCATCGAATTACGGGTGATCGCCAAGACGGCGGATGCCGAACTGCCGGCCCCGGTGGCCGCGCCGGCAGTTTCGACCCCGGCGGCTTCGGCCAAGACGTCCAAGCCGCGCGCCACCGGCGCAGCCAAGCTCAGCGAAGCGGTCGAGTCCTGGGGCGCAGACAGTGGAGAGGAGACCGCATGACCTCTCCCTTGCATCGACTCGTCGGGGCAGGGATCATCGCAGCCGCCGTGCAACTCGGCGGCTGCGGTGGTGTGCCCATCGACATCACGGCCCTCGAAGAGTGGCGCGTGCGAACGATTGAATCGCTGCGCGACACCGCGCTGCGCATCGATGCTGAGCAGGCGGAGGAGGTCCGTGTCCGACTGCGCGCTGATCTCGAATACTTCTTCGATGAGCTGCGGCGCATCGAAGAACTTCTGCGCGAGGCCAAGGAAGCTGCCGAAGCCCGTATCAACAAGGAAAAGCCATGATTACCCGCAATGCCATCCCCGGACTCGACGTCATCGAGTACCCCCTTGCTCTCGGCCTGCTGCTCTTTGCTTCGGCCGCAGCGGCGACCAACTACGATCTGCCCTCGCCCCCCGCGCCCGTTTCAGCGGATGCCAATGCGACGGCCAACGCGGCCGCCAAGGCCGCAGCAGGAGCCAGTGCGGCCACCGGCCCCGTGACGTCCTCTGGCGGCGCGGGCGGCGCGGGCGGATCCACCGGCCCCGTGACGTCCTCTGGCGGCGCGGGTGGATCGACCGGCCCGATCCAAGTCGGCGGCGACACGTCGACCAGCACTAGCCGAGCACTCGGTCTGGCGTTTCCTTCGATCTCGTTCGGCTCGGCCAGCGCAGGCGACTGCCTCGCGGCCGGGCCGGACGGCACCAGCGTTGGCTGGGGCTTTGCCACCAAGACCACGCCGACCATCGTCGAGGCCAAGGTGTGCAACCTGCGCGCCCTGAGCCGCGAAGCTGCCTCGCAGTGCCAGTGGCGCACGGCTGCGCACTACCGGGCCGAGGCCGCCAAAGCGCTCGGCGTCGAGCCGCCGCCGCTGCCCGACTCGCTTGTGGACGTCGACCCGATGCAGTGTGTCGCGCGGCCGGCCCCGGCCCCGGCCCCGGCCCCGGCCCCGGCCCCGGCCCCGGCCCCGGCCCCGGCCCCGACCGTCCAGGCTGCCCCGGCGGATCAGACCACCGTCATCGTCCAGGTCGAGCAGGCCGCCCCGGTGCGCGCCCCGCAGGGCCAGCCGAAGCGCAACCCCAAGGTGGATTGCCCCGAGGGCCAGAAAGTGGTCCAGGTGTGTAAGCCGCGCACTGGAACATGAGGCGACGGGTTTCCAGCAAAGTCATCCGGAAAGTCAATAACCTACCGGATGACGCCCCCATCAAGCAGGTTCTTCTGGATGCGCTTGATGTGGGGTGGACGCTGCCGGCACTCGCGACCGCTGCAGGGTTGACCGCTTCCACCCTGTACGCCATCATCCAGAAGCCCTACGGCGACGCCCGCGGTGACACTGTCCGCCGCCTCCGCGTCGCCGTTTCCACCTCCACTCCTCCAGCCTAGCCTCGCATGAAAGACTTCCTGTCCCTCGTGCTGCCGTCAGAGGGGTCAGGGAACTACATCGCGTGGGACGGTAGGTCCAAAGCACACTCAGCGCATGCCACGTTGGAGGGGCTCGTCGCTGCCCTCCAGGCGATCGACGCGCGGGGCGGCGAAGCCTACTACGCCACAGCGACGTTCTCTGGCGCCGATCGATTGACTGCTGAAGTCGCGGCCAAGCGGGCGCTCTACCTTGACATCGACTTCAAGAACGTTCCCGAAGAAGACCCGCTCGTGGCGGTCATCCGCCAACTCAAGGCATTCACCAAGGCGTACCAGCTTCCCGCCCCCACCTATATCATGTCAACCGGTGGCGGCATCCACGTCTATTGGGCGCTGGACGCAGACACCGATCCGACCACCTGGAAGCTGTACGCCGACGCGCTGAAAGTAGCGACCAAGGCCGCAGGCATTCCGGCAGATCACGCGATCACCGGGGATTTGGCTCGTGTGCTGCGGCCACTGGGCTCGCACAACCGCAAGTACGATCCTCCATATCTGACCGAGGGCCGGCTCACGGGCAAAGCCCACGCGCTGGCCGCGTTTGACACGCTGCTGACCTCGGGGGCTCCGCCAAGCACCAACACGGCGTTCGCCGGACTCGAATTGCCGCAGGGAAGCGCAGAGTCCAGGTACCGCCCGTTCTGGATCAAGAGCATTGTGGAGTCCAATGAGTGCCGACTGGTGCATTGGGCGCTCAAGCCTGAGAACCAGACACGCAGCTCGATGAATGAAGCGCTGTGGGCGGACCTGCTGGCGATGTGCAGCAAGGCCGAGGACGGCGTGTTCTACGCCCACGAGTTCTCCAGACATGATTCGGAGCGGTACGCCGACGGCGCCGCGGTTGACGCGAAGCTGGCCGCCTGGAAGGGCAACCAACACCCTCGTACATGCGCCCATATGGCGGGTCACGGCAAGTGCGGCGGGTGCCCGCACGCGGTGTCCAACTCGACACCGATCCGCCATGGCTACCTGCCCCCCGCAGAGGTGGCCCCGGGGAGCACGGACCCATCCAAGCTGATCGCCGCACTGCTGCAGACGCAGCTTCGGGTGTTCTACCCGGAAGAGGATCAGGAGTTCCTCGACCGATACCGCCCCATGGTGCGTTGGCCGTACGGGTTTGGCTTCGACCCTACGACCTTCCGAACCCTGTATTTCGAGATGGTCGAGGACCAGGACGAGGAAGGCAACCGCATCCAACGCCGAGTCACGAAACCCTTGTGGGCCGGCGTCTTCTGGCCGCAGCACAAGATGCGGGACTCGCGCGGGGTCATGGTGTACGAGTTCGTCTTTTGGGCTCGCCGCGATGAGCACCCGGTCCGCGTCATCATCGACCCTAGCCTGTACGGCGCTGATCAGCCAATCATCAACCTGCTGGTGCGGTACGGCTTTCCGCTCGCAGCCAACTTCCGCAAGTTGGCGACCACGTACTTCGCGCGTTGTCTGGACTTGATCAACGAGTTGACTCGGGACTCGCTGATGTCCGAGTGCCTTGGGTGGGATGAGTCCCGCCGGCACTTCAATTTCGGGCACGCGTACGCTTCCACGGAGGAAGGCACCCCCGTGCTACATCCGTGCCTTGTTTCCCCCAAGATCACGAGCTACGGCCTGCGGATGAGCGTGGCCGGCACGCTCGAAAGATGGCGCGAAGCCGTGGCGACCTACGAAGGCGAGGGGCGCGAGTGCTATCAGTTTGGGCTTGCTGCGGGGTTCGCTTCCGCATTGATTCCGTTCACCGCGCAGCGCTGGTCGCACCTCATCCACGTCTTCAGCGACGCCTCGGGCTCGGGGAAGACTTCTCTGCAGCAGGCCATCTGGTCGATATGGGGCGAGCCCGTCATCGACAAGGGGCGGTCCACGTACAACGCCATGATGGACCGGTTCAGCGTGTACGGCTGCCTGCCCGGCATCATCGACGAGATCACGCTGCTCGACTCCGATACTCTGCGCCGACTTGCGCTTGACGTTGCTGCAGGGGAGCCCCGCGCCCGCCTGCTGCAGTCCGGGCAGCGTGTAGTGCATGGCAAGTCCTGGGAACTCATTGGGGTGTCGTCCGCCAACGTTGACATCGAGTACGAAATCCGACGCACCGGCAACGCAGAGGGGGAGATGGCGCGGATCACGTCCATCGAGATTCCAGCAGGCCGGCTGGACTACGCCAAGCACGACGTCTTTCAGCAGATCCAGACCAATTACGGGCACGCCGGACGTGCGTTCATTCTGGCCGTCATGGCGCACGGCGCGCCTGCGATTCGCGACGCCATTGCCGCCGTCGAACGAGACCTGGTGCGCCGGGTATCGCCGACCGAAGCAGCGCGCAGCGCACTGCGGTTCAAGTTCGCCACCTTCGCCTGCATCATCGTGGCCAATCGCGTGGCGACTGAATGCGGCCTAACCAACTTCAAGGAATCTGCGTTGGTCGATGTTGCGATGCGTCTGCTTCGCGCTGCGAAGAGCATGGTGGCAGACCCGACCTCCCAGATCATCGAGGACGTTTCCACCTTCATCGCCACCAACAACAGCTTCCTCCCCCGCCTGCTGCGCGATGAGCGCGGCAGTCTGAGCCTGGCGAATCGAATGGATGGGGTGCTGTCCCGCTCGCTGAGTCGGATCGGCAACGCGCCGGCGGCTACGCGCACTGACGCGTTCATCGTCATCAACGACTGGCCGAATCACGGGGTACCGACCATCGGCGTTGGTACGCGCCCTGCGCTGTACGTCAGTCGCGCGCAGTTGGTGAGTGGACGGCGTCGGCTCTTTCCGTCGGTGCGGACCGATCCGCTCAAGACCGTTCCGATGCGGCTGCAGGGCAGCGGCTACTCGCTGGACGTCGTCACGGAGATGGTCCTGGGAGTCCGCACTGAGTTCGTTCGTGTCGTGATGCCCGCTGATGCGGTGGACGCCGTCGCGGCGGACACCGGAACTAGCGTTGCACGCGCAGCGCCTGCCAACGAGCGTGAAGCGTGATCTGGGACCTTACAGGGCTCCTCCCGGACTCGTTCCCCCTTGAAGACGAGCCCGAGGAATCTCCGCCGTACTACTGCGTTGTCTGTGGTCATGCGTGCCTCCGATTCAAGGGTATCGTGCTACACGACAATGTCCATCACCCGCCAGCGTTTTTCCTGTGGGATGAAGAATCCAACCCGCAGTAGCGTCACTGGATCAGTGCCCGAATGCTGGCGGTTGCCGGGGCTGTGGCAGGGGCGAACCGAACGCCGCTGACGAAGTTCTCGTCGTTCTCGAATCGAGCCCGCACCGACCGAGTCAGAGTATCCTGCGTAATGCGGTACTTGGGCAGATTATTTCGCGCGGCGATCGCGTTGACCCGCTCGATTTCCGTCTTCGCCCGCTCCATCATGTCCGCATCGCCGATGGCGTAGGCGTTGCGGTACAGATTCAGTGCCTCGGCACGGATCGAGTTCAGCCGCACGTCCGCCGCCTTGGCGGCAAAGATGATCTGCTGCTGTCGCTGTACGTCGCCGGGGACGAAGCCGAATGCCTGGAGCAGTGCATCCCCCGCGCCCACCTCTGCGATCACGTCGCCGCGGCGCGTCGTCACCTCGCCGCTCATGTACATGTCAAGCCCTTTGGCCAGGTTGCGCGGCATTGCGCCGACCATCTCGCTGGCGCCGAGCATGATGTTGCCGTTGGCCACGTTGCTGATGCCGCGAGCAATCTGTGCGCCTGCGCCGTACATTGGACCGCCGATGGTCTGCACGGCCCACTCCAGAGCCTTCTTCTGATCCAGGTTCTCGTCCGGGTCGCGAAAGAACACGTCCGCATAGCCCAGCCGGCTGGTCAGATTCAAGCCCAGCAAGCTCGGGATGCCGCCCATGGCCACGTTCACCAGCTCCCGATTCGCGCCCTTCTCCTCGGCCCACTTATGCAGCGCGATCGTCAGGTTGCGAGTCTCTTCCTCGTCTCCGAATGCAGACTGGAACATCTGGAAGAGCGTCTGTGCTACGCCGTATAGCGGCAGCCCCGCAGCGCCCGTCAGCGCACCGGTCGTGAGCAGCATCATGCCCAGCTTGGTCGCCGCTTCGCGGCGTTCCTGGGATCCCCGCTGCGCGCGGATGTAGTCGCGCACCATCATGCCCATCGTAGTGAACATGTGGAACGCGAACTTGCGGAAGAGCAACAGCACCTTGCCGGTGTTGCTGTGCCACGGCCGCGGGGAGTTGAGGGCGCTGTAGTTGCCGTGTCCCTCGTACACCGCCTGCTCTACCTCGTTCATCACGTCTTCCCACGAACGACCCCGGCGCGCAGCCAGATCGAACGCGGCGATAGTCGACGCCATGCGGTTGGTCTGCTCCATGTGCTTCATCATCAGCGACATGTAGTGCTCAACTTTGGCAGCCACGCGAGTCGGGTCCTTACCCTCTCGCATGTCGTTCAGCTCCTGCGTCGCTTGGTCGTTCATGATGCCTCGGCGCAGCATGTCGACCATCATCGCCCGGTACTGATCCGTTCGGCGGCTGCTCGTGCGCAAGCGCGCATAGTCGCGGGTGTACGTGTCCGCGCCCTCCTTAGCCGATCCGTCCGGGTTGAGCATCGTGGCGTCGTACCGGGCCAACCGATAACCCTCGCCGCTATCCAGGAACGACCGCAGCGGTGCCTCAGTGCCGTAGACCCGGGTGGCCGCGCTCCACATGGACCGAAACGCCCGTGGAACCCCGTAGCGTCCTGCCAGAACCGGGGCCTGCACCATGACCATCTGGAACGCCTGCAGTAGCGCAGATGACGGGTTCAGCCCCATGAAGAAGTAGAAGCCGCCCTTGGTCAGCGTATTGGCCACCGGCGAGTAGAACGGCGCCATCAGAAATTCTCGCCGCTTGTTCAACTCGCCGACAACGGCGTGAACGCTGTCGAGCTGATCGTCGGTGAGATACGTCTTTGTGCTAGGGTCGTTGACCTCCATGCCCGGCCGGGTGACAGACGCGGCGCGCATCCGGTTTGCGTCAGCAAACGCTTCGCCGATCTCCGCACCCGTCAGCAGATTGGACATGTTGCGGCCCGCCGAGGTGGCGTATGCACTGAGGGCTTCGAGGATGTTCTCGTCGAAGCCAGGGTAGTTCTCGCGTTTCATCGCCGCATCGAACATGCGCCCCGCCGGCGACATCGAACGCAGGACGTCAATGATGTTGTCCTCGATCTGCGCGAAGACAGCCTCACGAACCTCCTCGGGCGTGGGGTCGCCGCGCTGCGCGCGACCAGTTTCCGACGGGTCAGACGGAGTGGCCGGCGCATCGGGATCCACGCCGCGGGCTTCACGCAGTGCGCGGATCACTGACTTCGTGGTAGCGTCCAAGGAATCGAAGAACTTGCTCGGCTCCTCGTAGCGGTTGAACTTCTCCGCCTGCTTGACGCCGAGGCGGCGCATGGCATCGAATGCCCGATCCCGTTGCGCCGCGGTCTCAAACGCCCGCACGCCGGGAACCTTGGTACTCGGGTGGATGTATGAGATCAGGAAGTCGCCCGCACGACGGAACGGGACGTAGGGCATGACGTTGCCCAGCTCCTCGATGGCCCGATTCAGCTTCTCCAGTCCATTGACACGCCGCAGCACATCGGCCTGCGCTGCAGCGCGCTCGTCCGGCGTTGCGTTGGCGGCTGTCTGTTTCGCAGCCGCCAGCATCCGCTCGGCATGTGCCCGCATCTGGCTGGTCATTTCCTCGAAGGACCGGCGGGTGGAATCGAATACTTGGTCGAACGCGCGTCGAGCCTGTGGATTCAGTGCGTTGTACTGCCGCTGCAGCTCAAGGCGCTGCGCCCGGATTTCGGGGCTGCCCTTGCCCTCTTCCTGGACCTTGGTGCGCGGATCGAACCGCATGAACGACGCTTTGTACAGCATCGACTGCACGCGCTCGAACATCGGCTGGTTGGCGTTGCGAAGCTCCACGAGCGGGTTGATGGCGTCGCGCATGAACGTGGCGCGCACGCCCTGGTCCACGGCATCCTGCTGGTTGAGCAGGTTGTAGATGCGCATGCCAACGCCCTGGAAGCGGTCGATCCCTGCCTGCGACGCCACGTCATCCAATAGCCGGCCGAGGGAGCGCAGGTCAAGTAGCGACATCAAAGCGGCGCGACCGGCTCGGCCGGTCGCGTTTCCCCATGCAGCGCGGAACAGCTCTCCGCGACTTCCGATAGCCCTGTCGACTGCGGCGTTCAGCCGGCGGTCTGCCTCCAGGTCTGACGCGCTGGTCGAGGTGAGATTGCCCTCGGTAGGCGTACGGAACCGCGACGGCCCCGGCGGTCCTTTCGGCGCACCAGCCTCGGCGTAGCGCCGACGCATCTCGATCAAGAACTCGACCACCTGCAATTTGTCGTTGCGGCCCGCCAGGAAGTCAGCCAAGCGGTTGCCGCCAAGCCGGCGCACCCAGTTGATCACCCGCGCAGCAAGTGCCGTGATGGTGGGCTTGCCGAACGCGGTCTGCCCGAACTCGACGATGGCTTCTTCCGTGGCGTGCGTATCCCAGTCGTAGCCAGGCCGCTGCGCCATGCGCTCGCGGTTGGCCGTGTTGGCCAGCCATGCGTCCTTGAGCTTCTGTACCTGTTGGTTTGCTCGGAACGGCTCCATCATGCGCGCCAGCGCTGATACCGGCACCGCCCGCATGAACAGGTGGCCCGGTTCATGGAATAGCGTTACCTCCGCATCCTCGATGGTGCGGTGGTTGGGGACGAACACGTACGCCGAACCATTCGATGCAGCGAGTCCAAGCTCGCCGGCATCGAACGCCGCCAGCGCTTCTGGATCGGTCAGCTCCGCGCGGTCTGCGACCACCACGATGTTGGCATCCGGCAAGCGCGCCTGAGCCAGCCGACGTAGCCGCGTCGCAGTGTCCGCATGGTCCGACCGCCGCATCGGCGTGCCAGCGCCCTTCGGCAGTAAGAGTGCTGCGCGACGGGTCTTGGCTTCGATGTCGTCGACCGTATCCGTGGGCTCGGCATCAACTGATTCCGCGGCTTCCCGGAACATCGCGAGGATCTTTTCCTGCGCCGCGCGACGCCGCTCTTCGAGCGAATTCTTTGCCTTGGTCGCCTTGCGGCGCGATCTCAGCGGCGGTGTGGACGACGGCCGGTCATCGAACAGAGCGGCGCCGTTCTGCGTCAGCAGGTCGACCGCCGAGTTCCAGTTCAGGGGCGCAGCAAGTGTTGCGGGCTCCCGCGTCGCCTCGCGCGCATTCGATGCCTTCTCGTCTTCGCGGAGCTTGCGCAACGCTTCCCGGGCGTCTTCCAGCGCCACTTCCAGCTCAGCTCGCTGCTTGGGACGCAGCCCAGGCTTCTTGAGTTGCTGCTCGATGTCCTTGATCAGCGACTCTTCGGAGTCGGCGAGGGACTCGAACATGTCCTCTTCCGAGTCCTTGCGCTTTCGTTGAGCCTTGGGTCCGATGTCGCGCTTGGCTAGCGTGGGCTGGCGCACGTCGTTGATTGCATCCGTCACCCACTGCCGAACCTGCTCCGGCGTCGCACGGGGGTTAGTCGCATTCCACAGCGCAAACATGTTGCGCACGTCGTCGACGATCGCTTGGTCGACTTCCGTTTTCGCTTTGCCTTTGCCGCCCGTGAGTTCCTTGCCGGTGTCCATCTCGATCACCGGGGGCTCGGGAAGATCACTCCACTTCAGATTGCCCGCCGGAACGACGCTGTCCCAGAGCTTCTGCCCAGCAGCGAGTTCTTCCGGCGTGGCTCGCAGGCGCTCCTGCTCCTTGGCCAGAGTCTTGGCTTCTGTGTACTTGCGCCCAGTCAACAGGTCGCGCAGCGTACGCGGGCGCATCTCGCCCGTCTTCTCGTCCTTGACCGGGTCGCCCAGCACGCGGCCCTCGGCAACGTCCCTCCGCACCTTGTCCGCGACCTGCGCGACATCCTGCGCAGCGGCGGGAATCCCTGCGACCCGCGGTGTCTCGCGGGCCTGCGCGCGAGACGTCTCCCGCTCTTCGCGCGTGGGGCGGCGGATCGGAGTGTCCGCATCTGGCCGGGCGGTGCGCGGACCGGACGGGGCTTCTGTTGGGCGCACCGAATTGATCAGCGCATCGAGGGCTTGGGCTTGCCGCTCCCGGCGCGGGGTACGACCCATGGTGCGCTGCTGGCGGGCAAGTATGGCGCGCAGATTCACCAGCTCGTTGTAGACGCCGGCGAGCCCCTCAGGGCTCGCGAGGCTGTAGCCCTCCGGACCAGCGTTGCTGGCCATCCGCTCGCCGAGCGCACGAGCCGCACGGTCATACGGGCTCATGCCGGTCGGCCCCGGCATGGTGGTCGGTCCAGGCAGACCGAAGGAACGGTTGCGCACCGTTGCCGGGCGGACGTCACCGTCAGCCACGATGCCCGCCTGCCGCAGCAGCGCCATGGTCTCGTCGCGCGTACCGGGGACACCATCGTCCAGCAGCGCGGGCTCCATTCCAGGCAGCGATGCTGTCTCCTCGTCCGTCGACCGCATCAGGATCGGATCGCGCTCGTTCAGCGGGACGTACGGGTCTTCGAACGGCCGCGCCAACGGCCGCGCCCCGCCTCGACCCATATCAGCCACCAGGTCCAGTTGGCGTGGTGTCAGGTCGTCGATCTGGCGACGAGCATCCTGCCGCTCCCCTTCGAGCCGCTGCAGCGCTGCGAGTTGTTCCTGGCTCTGACGCTGACGCGCTAAAACGTTCTGCTTCGCCGTCTCCAGGGCGATCTGGTTTTGCACCGCGCGCTCACGAGCGCTACGCTCGCGATCGATCGCCTCGGGGTCCATGCCAAGCTGCGGGAACCGCGGACCTGCCATGCCCTGCCCCGGAGTGCGGACGCTCTCAACGATGTTGCGCGGCTCGTTGGCGGCCGCAGTCATATCCGCAGCGCGCTGACGGAAGTCGGCCATCGGGTCATAGCCGAGCTGCAGCGGCTGCGGCGCTGGCATGCCCGCAGGCGGGAACGCAGCCTCCCATGGGGCCGGAGGACCGACTCGCTCCGGGGGGCCTGGCAGCGGCGTGCTGGCGCCCCACGGCGCTGGCGGACCCATCTCCTTGGCATCGCGCACCCGGGCTTCCACTTCGTTCCTGCGGCCCTCGCGCATCGCCTGGAACCGCTCCGCGGCAAGGGCGGGGCGACGCGCACCGCCAATGCCGCCCCCGATGCCGCCAATGGTGCCGCCAGTGAGCCCGCCCACGAAACCCGCCTCACCGACCTGCGCGCGCTTCTCCGGATCAGACAGGAACGCAGTTGGCGCCTGCCCTTGGGACATGTCGCCGAAGGCGTACTTGAGCGATTCCTGCCCAGCTTCCGTGGGGGCTTCGATGACCACCCCACGCCCAAGGCCGCGCGCAGCGCCGCGCGCCGCTTGCATGGCCATACCTTCGCGTGAAAGCCGGCGAAGTTGCATGGGATTCAGCGAGCTGATTTCTTGCGGGGTCAGCATGCGTCCCAGCCGACCGAGCGCCCACACATCGAGCGCCGTCTGCGGGATTGCACCCAGCAGGGCGGCTCCGGGGCTGGCCTTGTCGACGCCGTACTCATCGACGTACGAGCCGTAGTTCTCTCCCGCCTGTAGCCCGTAGGACGGCACGGTTGCGCCGGCAATGGCGCCCCGTCGAGTCGTTGCGGCGCGTGCTGCGGCTTGCCTCGCTGCACCCGCTGCTGAACGGGCGACGAGCGCCCGCCCAGTGAGTCCGCCGATGCCGCCGCCAGCCACGACCGCGGCCATGTTGGGAACCTGCTCGCCAAGGCGCTCGCCGAGGTAGCCCAGGGGAGACTCCATGAAGGAGTCGTACAACTGCGGCGCGTCCTGGTTAAGCTGGTCTTGGCGTTGCGCGGCCGCATCCAGCAGTGAGTCGCGTACTCCGGTCGCACCCAGTGTCCCGGCCCCCGCCGCGAGCGCCTGTGCGCCCAGAATAGGGAGTTGCCCGATGCCGCGGCGTACACCGGACGCGATGGCGTTGTTGTTGTCCCGCAGGTACTGCCGGTACGCCTTGGCTTCTTCCGCTGCTCGCGCTTGCGCCTGTTGCTCGCGCTGGGCGTACTTCGCGTCCATCAGCGCGCGTGCCTGCTCCCCGGTCGTGCCCGCAGGGAACGCAAACGTCTCTCCCGTTTCCGGGTGCATGAACCGCAGTGGGCGGGCGCCGCCCGTTGGCTGCATCAGCCGCGGGTCGTCGTCATCCAGAACTTCGCCGCCTCCTACGCCCGCCGCACGGCGGACTGCATCAAGGTTGGCTGCGTACTGCCGGGTGTTGGGCCCCCATTGCTTCGGATTCGGCCCGCCGTAGTACGTCATGTCGACGCCGCGCATCGAGCCAGTCGACTTCAGTGCCTCGGCCATCAACTGCGCCGCGCCCTTGACTGCTTCCTCCGGGTTCATGGGGTTGATGCCAAGCTCACGAGCCGTTGACGGCATGAACTGCATCAGCCCCACTGCGCCCGCGGGGCTGCGGGCGGTCGGATTGAACCCCGACTCGACCAGAGCGCGCAGCTTCAGCTCGATCGGGTCGATCCCATACATCCGACCATACTTGATGAACAGGTCGTCGTACGGAGTCGGCTGCTGCAATGCCTGCGCGCGGCGTCGAACGAGCCCCGGGTCGTACGGCCGGACAAAGTTGGCGTTGTAATCGGTGATGCCGGCCATGTCACTCTTCGGCGACGGGGGTTTCCGCCGGGATGGCGCTGATTCCACCACGCTTCATGTACATCGGCGCCACGCGCTGCGCCGCTTCCCCCGCCAAGCGCACGCGCACCATGGGGTCCGCCAACCGGTTCATCTCGGCGAACTCTTCCCGCGTCAGTTGCGGACCCTTCTTCGCCCGAGCCGCAAGCTCCGCGTAGCGTGCTTCAAGCGCCGCGGAAGCCTGCTTGAACGCCTCGGATGCCCACGGCGACGGTGCCATCTCGATGGCCGGCGCACGCCCGGCCCGAGTCGCCGCAAAATTGAACCGGCGGGCAGCGTTGGATTCGCCCAGGTTGTACCGCAGCGCCGCCTCATTGCGCTCGATGTCCCCGCGCCGCAGGTCGATCGCGCTGCGCGTGTGCTGGCCCTGCGCCGCTGCGTTACGGAACGCGACATCGTTCTCGCTCGCAGCTTGCCGATCTGCCATGGCCAGGAAGTTCAGCTTCTCGGCATTGGCGGCGCGAGCGATTTCCAAGTCGCCGCGCTGAATGGCCGCAGCCTCGGCACGTGCCGCCTGCTGCGCCTGAGCGTACGCATCGAGCGCCGGCAGCCCGGCCTGCCCGATGGCAGCCAGCCCGTTGCGCTCGCGTGTGGCCATCATCCCCAGACCTAGCCGCAGTAGCGCTTGGTTGGCGCCGTCGCGCTTCATCTTGGCGAGCCCTTGGCGGCGTTCGTCCTGCGCCTGACGCTCCTTCGACCAGTCGTAACCGTATTCGCTCTGCAGCTTCTTGCGGATGGCGTCGCGCTGTTCCGGGGTCACCGCTTGCATCTGTGGCGTCGGTCCGAGTTGCCCACGGTAATACTCAATGTCACGGACTTCCGGAACCTCGATGTACTGCGGGGTGTAGCTCGGCATTTCGCCCCCGATACCGCCTCCCATGCTGCCGCTTGGTGCGGCATCCACGAGAATGGCGGGCGCAGGCGCGGGCTTGACCGCACGCTCGATCTGCTGCGGCGTCATGTGAGCCGGACGCGGCGGATCGAAATGCCCCAACTCCTTCCTACGTCGAAGCGTGTAGTCTTCCAGGTTGCGCGAGGCGGTGTCCTGCAGGTCTTGCATGAATCCCCACAGGGGGGAGACGAGATACCGCCCGACTCGGTTGAGCCCAGGAGATTCCACCGTCCCGCCCTCGGCGAACTTGGCGATCCCGCCGCCATCGGTGAGTTCACTCACCATCGTCCCTGGCGGGGTCTGTGCCTGCGCTCGGTTGCGCATCGACTTGCGCCGCTCCATCTCGGCCAAGACAAGGAACGGCGGCACGGGCGTATCCCCACCCGACAACAGGCGGGCGAGCTGCGCGTCGGGCAGCTTTTGAAGCTGGGATTGCAGTCGGGGGATCGATGGGTCGAGCATGTCTTACCCCTGACCCAAGTTGTACGCTGCAAGCGCGGATAGGCCGGTGCCAATTGCCTGCGCCATCGGGTTGCCGGCCTGTGACGTCGTGGTCGACGTGCTCCCGGTGTTGACCCCGCTGATGATGTTACGCAGGTTGGCCAACTGTCCCCAGTCCCAGTTGCGCTGGTCCAAAAAGTCCTGGTAACTCTGCGTCAGCCCGCGCTGCACCTGCTGTTGCTGCTGGCTGCCGATCTGATTTTGCATGTCGATGACGCCGCGCTGCGCGTCGAGTTCCATGCGCCCCAGCCCGCCCAGCGTCTGCCCTGCCTGGATGCGGCCTTGCATGGTGCCCATGTCGGCCTGCAATTGCCGCCCCGCATCGCTGGTGAACATCCGGCCCGCGTTGTCGAACGCCGCCGCGTAGCCGGTATTGGCGATGTCGTCCAGCCGCATGTCTTGGTTGCGGCGCGCCTCGGAACGCAGGAGCTGATCGCGATAGCCGCCGAGCCCGCCCCGCTTGATGGTGTCGGCAGTCCGGTTCATCTCGCCGATGTTGAACCCGCGTTCTGCCTCACGCAGGTTGCGGCTGACAACCTGCTCAGTGTAGGGGTTCATGTACGCGCCGGCGACCCCGGGGTCGATGAACCGCTGCGTCCCTACACCGGCCTGCCCCGCCTGCGTCACCATATTGGAAGCCGTGCCGATTTGACGGGGGACGTCCAGCCCGCTCGCCCGCGCCTGCGCTTGTTGCTGCAGTGGGCTGAACTCCGCGATCCGCTGGCCCGCGTACGGGGTGTACTCCCGATTCGACACGGCATTCGCGCGCTCTATCGCAGAGCGATAGATAGGCATCACTTCCGCCGGGACGTTGGTGTTCATCACCGTCTGGGCACCGCCGCCACCGCCACCGCCGCGCATGCACATGTCAGTCTCCTCGTTCGCGGCGCTCGGCCTGCAAATTCTCCACGTACTGTGCCAGCCCTTCCGAGTGCGCTGCGCTGCGCAGCAGCAGCGCGGCCGCTAGCGCAGCTTGCGGGCCGCAAGTCAGCCCTACGCACGCCACGAGCACGTCCACGTAGCTGGATCGCAGGATGAAGGCGATGTTCAGGTCGCTGACCTGCCCGCCACGCTCCAACGTGGTGGCCACTTCCCAGTTGATCGCGGCCGCGTTCATGATTGGCAGTAGCGACAACTGATGCTGCTGGTAAAAGGGGTTGGCCGCAAAGCGGAAGATCGCCGTCTGAAACGCGTGGTTGATCTGTTCGTCGCAGACAGGCTTGTCGCGATCCACGAGATCGTCCCACACGTCGAGCACGTCGAGCAGGTCACGACAGAACGATGCCGCAGCCGGATGACCTTCCAGCAACCCTGCAATGGTGGTGTACACCGACGCCGTCATGCGTACTTTCCGATCCCGCCCCGCTTGAGCCTGGCATGCAGCTTGTCCATTTGCGCCGGCCCGCCCACGTTTTTGACCGCTTTCTTGGTCATGACGTACTCGCCGGAGTTCAGCCGAGCGGGCTGCACGCCGTCGATGGTGGCCGGCACGGTATCCACGCCCTTGGGAGCGGTCTTCTTCGGGTCCACCAGTCGCCCGCCGCTGGCGTAGGTGGCCACGTTGCCGCCATCGGCGAAGCGGACCTTGCGCGCCTTGACGTATGTCGCTTCGGACGATCCGTCACCGCCGCTGAGCGGAGAGCCGTAGACGTCATGAATGGTGTACTCCCCGCCGACGCTGGCCGATGACGCGGGGGCGTTAGGCGCTATGCCGTAGTCCATCATCGCCGCGCCCAGGCCAGTCTTGACGAGGCTGTTACGCCCGGCGGTAGCCATGTGGTGAGCGAACGCCCCCGGGGCGTCCATGCCTCGTTGAAGGCCCGCCATCGGGTTGGTTGCCGGAAGGGGCTGCGCAACGCTGCCCGGCAGCACGGGGGTTATCGTCCCAGCCTGCGTCGCACCAAGCCTGATCCCCTCACCAACGCCCACCCCAGGCCCGGGTGCGGGCGCAAGTGAGAAGTTGGAAGTCGGCACCGCTGCAGCGCCGGATTCGAGTGCGGAGGAAACTGCCGGGGTGGAAACCATCGGGTTGGGAACCGTCAGACCCGTACCCGGGGTCGCGCCGAACTGTCCCATGGTCGAGCCGAGCCCTTGAAGCCCGGCGCCCATGACGGCGCCGCCGATCATGTTGCCGATCATCTGATCCCGCGTCATATTGGGATTGGCTATCTTGCCCACGAGCCCGCCGGCAATGGCGTTGCCGCCAATACCCGCCGCAGTGGCGCCAAGCCCCATGCTGCCGAGCACCGGAGCAAGCAGGCCACCCGTCGCATACGTTGCCGCGGCAAGGCCGCCAAACTTCAACAAGTCTTTGAAGTCGATGCTCATGGCTTCATCCTGACGAAGTTGGAAGCGTCCACGTAGAAATCGCCACTGCGCAGGTCGGCAAATTGTGCCGCGGTCGGGAATCGATTCGCGGGTACGGAAATGCGCTCCGCGCCGATTGTGGCAGGTTGCGCCGCGTCTCGGAAGTGTGTTCGCAACCGGCCGATCACATCCCGCAGATACTCCGCCACCTCGGGCGGCAGGTTTCCTGGCGGGTCTGGGAGGATGGGGACGCTGCGGCGGGTCATTGCCGGCCGTCCGGGCGCACGTCAAGCCGCGGAACACCCCATCGCCACTGGCAACCGATCTGGTTACTCTCGATGCGAATGGCGCTCTGCCGGGCACGAAGCCGAAAGTCGAGCTGCGGGGTGTACTGATTCGCAGCAATCTGCTCCACGTTCAGCGCAGGGTCCGCTGACGGCAGCCGCCCCGGCTCGTTGCGCCACTTCATCGTGATCGTGACCGTCGGGAGGATCGCAGTCGAGTTGTCAAATCGCAGATCGGGGATCATCTTCGAGACAAACGAGAACACATGCCCCTCGGAGATGTCGAAGTCAGTGGACTCGATGAACGCAGGAATCGCGGCTGGAGTCCCCGACGCCACATCGTCCGGGCCGGTCTCATGAATAAGCACCGTGGAGGTGTAGCGCACATTGCCCCATACGTCCACGTCAAGGGCTGGCAAGGTGGCGTATGGACGGTTGGCAAACTGATGCCGGGACCACGCAGTGCGGCTCATTTCGCCGAAGGTCCAGACATCCTCCGCGAAGTTGTAGATGATGTACTTCGAGGGGAGCAGATCGTTGGCGTCGCAGTAGTACCACCAGATCTCGTTGAACCGCTCGTTGTACCCACAGGCGACCTGAAAGCCGCGAATCCGGCTGATGTCGCTGAACACCCGATCCGTGATGGGACACGCAAGCGGTCGCAGGGTACCGTCGTACTTGTAGAACGCTCGGTCGCCCATCCAGTACGCGGCACCGCCGATGACCACAGCGGCGTTGGGTCCCTGAATTGTCACCCCCTCGAACTGCGCTTCAATGCTGAACTGCTCCCCGCCGCCGATGAACTGCATCGAGTACACCGTCGTGTCGCTCCAGATCAGGATGTTCTCGCGCACGCGCAACGCGGCGATGAGCTGCGACCCCGACGTGAGGCGCTGCCCCCCTGCGCGGTTGGTCACCCGCGGCTCCCAGTCAAACGGGTCAGACTCGTCGGACCAGCGCACGAACATCGGATCAATGGTTTCATCAGTCGGGGTAGGGTTCACTCCGACCGCCACGAGAATCTCGCTCTCGGCGTGGAACAGCGCGATGTTGCACGCTTTGGGCAGCCACTCGGGATCGGGCTCAGGATCTTGTGGGGGAAGTGATGCAACGAACGTCTGCAAAGAGACGGCCCGCCGACCGAGCCCGCCGCCATTGTCGAAGGCCCAGTAGTAGATGCGCCCCCCGCGAGGGCAGATGAACAGGTTCGAGCCCAGGTTGTCCTGACTCCACAACTGCGGCTGTCGGCTGGGCGACGCGGACCCCACGAAGGCATCGCCCCATCCACCAAAACTCCATGGACTCGCGCCCCAGCCGGTAGCGAGGCCCACGACGTCCGCGGCGGACGGCGCCAGGATGCTCACGAGCGGCGCACCGCCCCCCGCAACCACGGTCGATGTGGCGTTGACCCCCACGTCAATGCGGAAGGTATTGATGTCGATGGGGTCTGCGATGAACGACTGATTGAACGCGCTGGCGGGGATGCCGCCAACCGCCACCAGCACACCGCTGATCACCACTGACATTCCGACCTCGACGCCGTGCGAGGGGTAGGTCACCACGACAATCGACGACCCTGCCACGGTGGCGAAGGGGTTCACCGGCGTGGCGCTGCGAACCGCAGGGGTGATGTCGAATGCCTGCCCGTTCGACTCGATATAGAACCGCCGCGAGGTGCCGATGCCCGTCAGGATGCGCGGCGGGGTGATGGTGGCCCACGCACGGATCGAGTACCCGACACCTTCCAGCGGCGTAGGGAACGCGCGCACCCATCCGCCGATCTTTTCCGGCAGTCCGGCGCGAAACCGCACGTTGTTGCAGTCCCACCAAGTCCCTTCCGCCGCGAAGTTCGTCGTGTCCCGCACGACCCCCGGACGAAGCTGGATGCGCTGCAGGGGCACGTTACTCGTCCTTCATGAAGCTGGTAGGCCAAGCTGCGAGCAAGGATCGGACATCGGCGGCGTGAGTTTCAGCCGCGAGCGTACGTCGTTCAAGGTCTTGCAATACTCGATCCAGTACGCTCCCGAGGGCGGCGGCGCGGTCACGGGCGGCGGCAAGGGAATCGTCACCGGCGTCGGCGGGACCGCGAGCGAAGGCGTCGAGTTGTGTGCGCAGCCCGTCACGCTCAGTACGAGCAAGCTGAAGATCACGAGCCATGCGTTGCGCGCGAGCTTGCTCGGCAGCCTGGGTCCGAATCGCGGCGTCATAGCGGTTCCTCCAGTTGGCTTCAAGGACCTCGCGGTCAGCCCGGGCGGTTTCCGCCGCCTCAGCGGCACGCTCAAGCATCTTCTGGACCACTCCCTGCCAATGCGCAACAGTCACGGCGACGCCGTGGGACTCCCCACGAACAAAGCCGTACCAGCCCGCGCCCGCGATGGCTGCAGCGGCAAGAAGTGGCGCCAGCGGGATCACTTCTTGGCTTCGAGGTCGCGAATCTTGACCTGCATCTGATTGATCAGCTCGACCAGCTCCGGAGGGAGCTTGGCCTTGAGCTTGTCAGCCTCGGCCGCAAGTCGCTCCAGTTTGGCGGGGTCCCGCTTGAGCGTGTAGCGGTACCACCAGCAGCCCACGGCGAACCCGCCACGGCAGCGATGATGAAGCCGGGGAGTTGGCTGATGAGGAAGGCAAGCACGATGTCCATCTCAAGCTCCTTGAAGTTCCGCAAGCGCAGCAACAGTGAGGTTACGTCGAGTGGCGGCTGCCATCATGCCGGGGCCATTTACGAGCAGCGTGATGCCGTTCCAGTCTCGACGGTCAGCGAAGATGTTGCACTTGTTGCGCGCCCAGTAATGCGCCGCCGTCAGCGCCGCACCCTCGGGCTCGCGCACTTTCTCGGGGTGCGCTTCGTAATCCGTTAGCAGATCCATGTCAACCGCGCGGTAGTTGTCGCGGAAGGTGAGTTGCTTGCAGCCTGATCCTCGGTATCGCCATCCATCACCCGACTCGGGCGGACCGTTACCCATCCGGTTGGCGTAAACGACGTTGGCCAGCGCCTGTGGGCCTTGCGCGATGATGCGCCGAGCGCCTTCAAGCCCGCCAAGCCGCTTCGACCACCCCGGAATCTGGATGGCGCGCTCAGGGCGGTAGCGCAGGTTCTCTTCGAGCGTCGAGAACTCGGCCGTCTCCACCCGCATCTGCGAGACGAACGCCGCGATGCGCTCGGGCGTGTTGATCTGAAACCGCTCGCCTGCTGGCTCGAAGAACGGCGCCCACGCTTTCGCGGTCGTCGGCGTCATGCCCGCCCGGATCAGCGTGACCACATCCATCCTCATGGCAGCGTTCCTTTCATGGCGTCGAGCACGCGACGCAGCGCGCGACGCACACTCCAACGCCGCGTGTATCCCTCACCGGAGCAGGCAACGATGCGTCCGTTGCGGCCCCGCATGCGCCAGCGCCACTGCCCAGCCTTATCGCGATAGGTCTCGATCTTCATCGGGTACCCCTGCACACAGCGCAATGCCCGCTCCGAGCCCGCGCTGGAACGCGGCCATCTCCATCGACGCCGCGCGGTAGACCTCGAAACCTCGGCCCCACACCGCGCCCAAGGCGAGCAGCAGGATGGCGAGCAGTCCTGCCTGCCACAGCGTGAGCGAGATCACTTCACTCACCGCCGCCCTTCGGCGGCTGCTCCGTCGACTGGTCCAGCAGTCGAGCTAGGACCCCAAGGACCCCAATGATGAGCACCGCCATTGCGAAACTCCTCTCGACCACTTGAGGGTAATCAAATACGAGATCGGAAATCTGCCACAGCAACAGCAGCGACGCAGCCGCGCTCCACAGCTTGAACGACCAGGACGACTTGGCCACGTCCTTCCAGTCAGGGAGTAGTTGGAAATTCATCGTCCAGTCCTTTCGAGACTCTGCAGTCGCGCGTTGCTGATGTCGCCCTGTTTAATGAGCTGCTGAAGCTGTGCGTCTTGCACGTCGTTGCGAGCCTTCTCCGCGTTGACCCGCTCCATGTAGACTCGCATATCCTCCCGCATCTGCCGCAGCAACTCAGTCTGTAGATGGAACTCCCGCCACACCGTCAGCCCCGTGCCGGCCACCGCGAAAAAGATCGGCGTCATCAAGGCGGCGAGCAGCCGAAAGGAGACCTCCCGGACGATCTTGATCTCGGGGCGATCCGGCTCCTCGGAGCGAACTGACTGGCTCATATGCGGATGATGAAGTTGAAAGCCACGTTGCGCGGACGGGTCTCAGCCGCCGTACGTGCGACACGAGATGCCTCGAACTTGAGATACAGGGCCAGCCCGTCACCGCCCGAGCTGGTGGTGTCCATCACCGGCATGCCTGCTGTGAACGCTTCGTTGGGGGGCGAGATCGGCTGGACCGCCTTGAATACCCCCGAGGCGGACGCCGGCACCGCGTTGAGGACCGAGTTGTACGCCCGGTCATCCACCCCAAAGTAGCCGTTCATGTCCTGCAATGCGTCTGCCTGCGCGGTCCCAAGCGTGCGACCGGGGTCCACGCCCCGACCCGCGTCGTGGCCGCGAGGAAACTCCCCGCGCATGTCGGGGACATTAAACGTCGTAACGCCATCGCCGCCGCCGTAGTTGATGCCAATGGCGGCGAACAGCGCCGCGTACGTGGTACGGCTGACCGCCTGTCCGCGACACAAGAGCCAACCGGCAGGTGCCACGGAACCACCGAACATCGTAATCGTCCCCGGGGGGATGCCCCCACTGCCGATCACCGAATCTGCGTAGGCATTCGCCGACGCCAGCGTGGCCGCGTCTGCAGCCTGCATCTGCTGCAACGTAGTGGGATTGAGTGACGCCGTCGCGTTGCCCGCCAGCACCACGGCGCCTGTCATGGTGCCCCCAGCCAGCGGAAGGAATGACGTACCCCCAGCCTGCTTGGTCCGGGAATCGAAAAGGACCACCCACGTGGTCCCATTGAATTCCTGAACGATAATCTCCCCGGATGCCGGCTCCGTGATGCGCCGGGTACCTGCTGGCGGGGTGGCCGTGATGGGGGCTCCGCCATTCATGGCCAGTGAAGACAGCACCGCCGCCTCCAGCCGGTCCATGTTGGCGTTGACCGTGGAACCCCAAAAGCCCGCCTGCTCACCATCGCCGGGTTTTTCGAGTTGGATGACGGGAGTGAAAGTGCTCGGCACGGTGGCTCCTAACGATCAATCCATATGGTAGGTGTGGGCGGCAGCGACGGCAACCACGTGGGCTGGCCGTTGGTCACTGGGCCCAGGGCCTGGTTCTGGCGGCCGAAAGAAACCAGATTGGTCAACGCAGCGTCCAGGGTGATTGCTTGGCTTCCCTCGACAACGATCTGCCCCGCAGTTGCCGCGCTAGGGGGAGCCAGCGTCCTCGCCTGCGCCCCGACTACGCCCACCTCCCCGGCCTGCGCTCGACTGACCCCAGCCAGCGCTCGGAACTGCGCCCCACCGATCAGCGTCACCCCCTCCTGCGTCTGTTCGACGTCGGGTAGCGTGACGACCTGCACGTTGATGTTGACGGGCCCGCCAGCAGTGGCAGCCACCGGACTTACCAGTGTGGCGGCCTGCACGCCGGCAAGGTATAGCCGGGCGTCTGTGCTCGCCACCACGCTCGCGAGCACTTGCGCAGACACGCCGAAATCGGCGTCGTTTTGCGCTTCGGCAAGCGTGGCAGCTTGCGAGCCCGACACGATGACCGTACCCGCGGTGTCGGGCTCCGGGCTGGCGAGCGTCGCCTGCTGCCCAGGCACCCCGCCCGTGGCGACCTGTGTCGGGCTCGCCAGTGTAAGAGACTGGGAGCCGGTCGACATTGGCTACCTTACGCGTTGCCGTCGGTCTTGGTGAAGGTGGTGATGTTGATGGTCTGTCCGTTCGCGATCGACACGTTGTCGAACGTCAGATCCCCACCACCACCCGTCGCTGTGATCGTGCCCTGTTCATGGCACGTCGTCACGGAAGAGTCGTAGATCCGGTAGTACCCCGCCGTACCACTGGCGACGGCGGTACCAGTCCAGGTGCCGGCGAGTGCCTTGGCGCCCGACGCTGCATTCGCCAACCAGTCAGACGGCAGTACGAGGGTGGCAAGAATGGTGCCCGTCTCCGCCGCGGCGCAGTTGGCTGGCGGGGTTCCAGTCAGGATGCGCAGACGCGCAGAGGTGCCGATCGTGGTCTCGATCGAGTCGAGGCGCGCGTTCCGCACGGCGATGGAAAACTGAATCGGCATGGCAGATCACCTTCCTTGAGCGACGCGGAATGCGTCTTGGTGCGAGCGAGCCTGACTGAAGTCTTTCAGTAGGCGCAGGGAGTCTTTGTACTGCAAAGCGTAGCCTTGGAGGACATCCGCCTCCCCTTTCATGAAAGTGTACGCTTCGACCAGTGCGCCGTACAGCAGCACGAATTCGAAGTTGTCGCCGATCCAGGACGTCCCGGATTCGACGATGGATTCCGGGTACCCGGTGTAGGCGAAGTCCATCCGGTACGCCAAATCAGGCGCCGGGGACACCACGAATTCATTGTTGTCCAGCAAGGCGTACACGCGCGGTCGCGCTTGGGCAGAGTTGCCGAAAGCGGAGTAGACGTACTCCGGCTCCTTATTGTCCAGATAGTCGATGAACACTCCGGCCGGAGACGATACCGACAGCGACAGGGGCGTCAGGAGCCGGACGGGAGTGGGATAGACCCGCACCGTCGGCGTCATCGCAGCAAAAGACATCAGTCGCGACCGGGGCAGATCGGGACAGTCGATGTGAATGCGCCGCTCGGCGTTGCGAATGAACGTGGGGATGTTCGCCACGAACGTCGCGTTGCGGTTCTCGGTGTAATCCTCGATTGACGTTGTCAGCTCTGCGAGGTTCATTCCAGCTCCTTGCGATATTGCTTGATCACTCGGTCGAATTGCATCAGCCCCCGCAAGTATCGCCGCAGCGCGGGTATCGCCCGAGCGTATGGCTCGGCGTGCGTCACCTTGCTGAACTGCGTGCCGTGGCGGCGCCAGTGGTAGCCGACCATCGGAACATGCACCGCGCCGCCCAGCATGGCCGCTGAGGCGCGCATGAGCCAGTCAAGGCCGATGCCCTCGCGCTTGGCAACGCCGAACACCTCGTCCGGCACCACGTCGCGGCGGAAGACGGCCAGATGGTGGGCGCTGCGCGGGTGCATGCCGATGTCGCGCAGCGTGCGGCGGCCCATCATGCCAGCGCGCAGGAACTGCCCCGACTCGTCGACCTCGTCCTCGTCGGTGAACGCCATCGCCGCACCGGTGGCCTGCAGCGCATCCACGCACGCCTGCATCGCACCGGGCGCCACGATGTCGTCGTCGTCCACGAATGCCACCAGGTCGGTCTTGTGCGCGGCGTCCCACGAGGCGGCCATCCAGCCCTGCGGATCGCTGGGCGACAGGACCACGAAGTGCTCGGCGCCGTCGGGCAACGAAGCCGCCACCGACTGCATGCACTCCCTCAGCCACTCGGCCGGTCGGTGTGGCTGCGTGGTGGTGATGACGCGCAGACGCATGGTCAGTATCCGCTGATCGCATCGCCAATGCGGCGCACGAGCATCAAGGCGCTGAATGCGGCTGCAGTGCTGTCGGCGTAAGCATTGGCGTACAAGCGTGGCGTGACGGTATCGATGGCGATGTCGTCAATGTTGACGACATACGAGTCCGTGAAAGCCACGTGCCCAATCACACTCGCCTGCCAGCCGGTAAGGCTTGCCGCGTGGCGCGCCCCCTGCGGGTCGTAGACGGGGCCGATAACGTCGCTGCCGTAGAAAACTTGCTCCGTCGGCCATGCTCCGACGGGTTCAATGCGCCCGACGATTGTGATCTCGTAGAGCCCGGTCTGCGTGAATTCGATCTGGTCGTTGGCTTCGTTCCACGTCGCGTCGGCGCTGGTTTGCCGCACCGTGCCATTCCAGTTGGAGAAGTACACTGTACCGCCGGACCCATCAAAAGTGCCATTGGCGGCGCCGACGAGCGACAGCACCAGCACTGGCGCAGCGCCACCGATACTGCCGGGGATGGTGACCGTGATCTTGTTGCCAACCCGGGTGGCGGTTACTCCGGCGCCCACAAAATCAACCGTATCGGCATCCGGCAATCCGAGGTTGATGGACTCGTCCTGGAATTGAATGCTCAAGGTACACCCCTCTCGCGCGACACCTTTGGCGGTGTGCAGATACGTGCCAAACGACGTGGCGAAGACGATCTCGATGTCGAACTCCTTGAGTCCATCGAGGTCGGGATTAGGTCCAGTGGTCACGGTTGCAGGCTTCGCGCTGGCGGCGTGAAGGCGCCGACGTAAAGCTCATTACGCGACAGCCACACGTCATCGATGTCGACCTGCGCCGGCCCGCCCGATCCGACGCCAAGCGGCCCAATGATCGGGTCAAGAGTGCCGCCTGCACTGCGGCCGATGGCGGCCGACCACGTTTGTACGCCGTTCAAGTACACGCGAGCCATCGGGTCGATACCGGCGGGAATCACCAGAGCCACATGCACCCACGTCCCCGATGCGATGTCGGTAGACACATCGGTATCGGAAAAGCGCCCGACCTGACCAATCTGCAAGCGCCGGATGCTTGGATTGTTGTGAAGCCAGGTGAACTGCAGCCTGGACTGGCCAACGCCCGATGTGATGCTGATGAGGTTGCTCGCCTGATCCGTCCACAGAGCATTCCAACGCGTCCAGAACTGCAACGTCAGCGCCCTGCTTGAATCCTGCGTCAACAAGCCTCCCGTGTAGGCAAGTTGGGATGTTGAACTCCCCGGGAGGGCGGCATATCCAGCGCTGAACGTGATGGCGGGAGAACCCGTCAGGGTAGGCGTTGCTGCGCCCACGACGTCAACGGCACTGCCGAAAACGAACGGCACCGACAAGACGGACAGCGAGGTACAAGTGGTCCGCAGTCGGCCGATGTAGGGCGTCGTGACGTACACCGGGCGGCGCAATCGCCGCTGCTGCTCCAGGTTCTGCTGAGGGCGCGCGAACTGCAGGGCCTGCGGGTCGTCAACCCGCAGCCGGGGTAGGAGGGTCTCCTGGGGCTGCTCAGCGTCAACGCAGGATGGACACACACGCAACCCGTTGGGGCGACCCATGGTCGTGTCCGGTACCAGCGACCGATATGGCACGGCGAACCCGCACCGGTCGCATTCACCAAGCGCATATTTGCCCGAGGCGAAGCGGGGCATGGTTACCTCGTGTTGAACGGCAGCACGTAGAAGTCGGCGCGGTCGCGGTCTTCGTCCTTGGCGAGCCCCCACTGGCGCTGGTACTCTGACCCGAGTGTTGCGATGCGGTCGGCCAAGGCAGGGCGCTTGAGCGCGAGGTGGTAGGCCAAGCCGCTGATCAACGCAGGAACGAACCGGTCGGGGACCGACGGCACCGCCTCACCCGCGTCGGGCTCGACGACGTACTGCATATACCACAGGACCGCCGTGTACGCCTGCTCCGGGCACAGGTAGAAAGTGATCGACGACGTCGTGCGCCGCTCGACAGTGAACTGCGTCGGGCGTCCGCGCGCGAGCTTGTTGGTGTACGCGTGGTAGTCCGCCAATGAAATCCGGTTGACCGTGATGTCCGCCTGCTGCGCGGTGCCTACGTTGGAGCGAATCACGACATCGCTGACGTCAATGCAGTCGGCCGGCAGCGCGTACGTGGTCGTGCCTGCCACCAACGGCAACGTGAGCGGCTGAATGGCGTAGAGGTTGTAGCCGTCGTTGGCCCACTCGCGCAGCAGGAAGTGCAGCGAGCGACGCATCGACTTGAAGTCGAAGCCGGTGCGCAGTTCGATACCCGCCCGTTCGGCGGCGTCCTCGAAACACTCGTGCAGGTCGAAAATCACGTTACTTCATGCCGGCCTTGCGGTGCCCGCACGCTCGCTTGTACTGCAGGCGCACCGCGCCGCCCTTGGCAAACCTTTGCTCATCTTCGGCGTCTCGCATGCGCCGCTCGATGGTTTCGCGCGGATTGCGGATCTCGGACGCCTGGGGCTGGCGCCGCGGCGGGCGCGAATCCTCACGCCCCTGCGTGCGGGGCGGGGGCTCCGACGTACGCTCCTCGCCTTTCTTGGGGCCGTAGAGGAACTCGGCCTGGGACATGTACCGCGACATGTCAGCAACCCTTCTTGACTTTGCCGCCCATGGCGAACGGCTTGCCCTTGCCCTGCTTCATGGCAGGCTGGGCGCCCATGCGGGGTGCGAACGGCATCGGCATCTTGCTCTTGCCCATCGGCTTCTTCATCGACTTCATGGCGTGCTCCTTCAGCAGTTCCAAGCCCGCAGGCTCTTGTTGATGCGCGAATTCGGGTCATTGGCCGTCTTCTTGCTCGTGAGCTTGGCCTTCATTCCCTTCATCCGGGCACAGAATGAATCCCGCCGCGCTGCATCCTTCTCGTTTTTCGGGTTCGGTGCCGGTGCTTTCAACCCCGGCTTGCCGGGGTTCGCCCGATTGTAGGAGGCGCGGCCCTTGGCGTTAAGGCCACCGTCCGGATCTTTCCCCTCTTTCCTGGTCCACGCAGGGGTCTTGGCCATCACTTGCCTTTCTGGCGGTAAGGGCGAACCTTGTCCGCGATTCTGCTGGGCTGGGCAACGAACTGCTTGCCCGCCGCAGTGCCCCGACGCTTCGCCGCGGTGGTAGCCGCGTACTCCTCGGCCGACAGCGCCTCGATCGCTGCCTTGGGCAAGTACCGCTCGCCAGTCTGACTGGATGGCTTCCCGCTCTTGGTCGTCCACTTCTGGTCGGTCCAAGCCTTCAGAGACTTCTGCGGGGCCTTCATGATCAGTCCTTGTACCCGCCGCCCTTGGCCTTGTATTCCTTGACCAGAAGCTGCGCTTTCCTCGCGGACCACTGCCCTGCCTTGGTCCCCTGCACGGGCGCGGCCTTGATCTTCTCGAAGATCGCCTTGCGCATGCCGGGCTTCGTGTAGTTGCCCGCGGCGTTGGCCTTGGACTTAGACATTCATGGCCCCGGGAGTGACATACGCCACTCCCGTGCCGGTCGGGAGTATGAATGCGAGCCTGCAGCCGGGGGTGATGCGGAGGAAATACGCCTCGTTCGGCGCAATGTACGCATCCGTGCCGTCGGCCAGCGCCGTCGGCGTCGCGCCGTCAGGCGAACCAACCCGCACGAACGTACCCACGGTGCAGGTGAGCATCACCGAGCGGGCAGTGATGGGGGCAGTGGCCGCGCTGGTCACTGACGTGGCAACTTGGAACGAGCTGCCCGGAGCGATGCTGTAGAGGTTGACGGACATACAGGACTCCGTAGATGGAAAGACGGGGGCCTAAGCCCCCGCCGTATCCGTTGTGTACTCGATCAGGTCGAGCCGGGCGAGCCCCACACCGCCAGCGGATCGCTCCAGCCGAAGCTGTAGCGCTCGCGGGCCTTGTACCGGATGTTGCCCGTGTCGAAGTCGCCCTCGGAAGAGGTCTTCATGCTCACCCGCTGGAAGTACTTCAGGCCGTCTTCCACGTCCGTCATCATGAACCACGCGTTGACGTCGGTCAGGAAGTTGTTGACCACGTACCCGCCCGGGAAGGTCGAGTTCACGACCATGGCGTTGACGTCGTTCGGTGCGAACGTGTTCACCGCCGAGAGCGTGGTCCGCAGCTCGGAACGCAGCAGTCGGGTGGCCACGAAGTCCAGATCCTGCGGCACGATCAGCTTCTGCGGCTTGGCTGCCACCAGCAGACCGCGCTCATCGGTCCACTTGGCCATCTGGATCACACCGGCTTCGATGGCGGTCTCGTTCAGGTCCACCCCGGTGGCCGGGCGGTTGGCGTTGACGCCGCCGCCAATCAACGGGTGGGCCGTGGAGAACAGCGACACGCCGTCACCGCCCGGAAAGGACGAATTGAAGCCGTTGTTGAAGATGTTCGCGCCGCGGACGTTCTTGGCATACGCCATCGACCGGGCCATCGCCTTGGTGTAGCGGGTGGCCAGCGAGTCGTACAGATTGTCCTCAATCGCCTCCTCGGTGATGGCGAAACCCATGGCCACCGTCTGGTGGACATAACGCGCCGTCCAGGCTTCCTGGGCTTCGTCGTAGGCGATGCTGGCACCCTCTTCCTTCGCCGATGGCAGGGCGAAGCCCGAGAGCTTGACCTCCTCCTCGAACGAACGATCGGAGCGCTGGACCTCGAACATCGCGCGCCACTGCTCCGCGTAGCGCTTGTAGGTCATGCCGAACAGCTTGTTGAGCCCAGGGATCAGCTCCTTGAGCATCTGTGCGCGAGAAATGGCCATGATGGGGCTCCTTCAGGTGGATGTCAGGTGGGGAGGAGTTCCGATCAGCTCGGACCCGCGCCCTTTTCGTACGCATGGGCGCCGGGGACCCAGCGCACGATGCAGTCCGTGAAAGAGTCGCCCGCCGTGGAGGTACCCGACTCCAAGAAGTCCACCAGCCGCACGGTGACCGCCGTGGTGGTTGCCGTAGCCGAAGCCGCGTTCAGCGCCGTGGTCGACCGCTTGGTGACCGCCGAGTTGGCCTGGGTGTTCGACAGCCCGAAGTTCAGGCCGATCTGCGCCCGGGTCACCGACGCACCGGCCTGGACCAAGAAGAGCTGGTCCGGATCGTCATGCACGTACACGCGCACCTGCGTGTAACCCGCCGTAATGGCGTTGGCCGGCAGGAAGGTGTCGTACAGCTCGTAACGTAGGATCGGATCCACGAAGCGGAAGCCCGAGATCACCCCAAGGATCGGCGTAGTCGTGGCAATGGCCGGCGTCGTCGCGGGCACGGTCACTTCGCCGTTTGTGCCCAGGACCACCACGGCGCCCGCGGCCATCGACGTGGCCACGTTGACCGTCATGTGCATCATGCGGGTATTGCCGCCAGCAGACGGCGTCGCGCCCTGGCGATTGACCGGCCGAAGGCCGTAGGGAGCAGCGGTGAGTGCCATGAGGAAACCTCTTCAAAGGCTCATGATTCGTCGGAGTCCCCGCTTGCACGGTCTCGACCGAACTCGACCTTGGAGGTCACAGTCGGATCGAGCATGGGCATTCGGGGGTCGCTCTTGGACAGATAGTCAGTTGTGACGCGTTGCTGCTGAGCATTGGCCAGATTGCTGTAGTAGGCGTTACGCTGGTCGCGCAGTTCCTTCGGCATCCGGCACAGGATCAGCCCGCCCATCTCGATCATGTCCGCAAACTGTCCGTCAGCCCGTGGGTTGACGTTCATCCGCAGTTCGGGGTGGTCGGAGAGCTTGCACGGCTCCCAGCCTTCCCGCAGGATCTTGTTGAAGTGGGTCACGTCAGGCTCGCCATGCACCGACAGTCGCTTCCAGTGGAGGACATAGCCGGGCTCGGGGGCCGGTTCAGGCAACAGTGACGGTGGAAGCCACTGCCGGGGGGTTCTGACTTCGGTCTCGCGGGTCGCCGTGTCCCGGGGGATTCGTTGCGGCGAATTCTGCTGGGCCATACCCATTCCCTTCGTAGAAGTTTGCACTTACAAACCTGTGGATGTCAAGAGGTGCCGTACATACGAGCGTACTCCTTGGCGTACTCCGCCAGCGGAATGCCCATCTTGCGCGCGATCCGGGCCTGCGACTCGGTGATCTTGATCTTCTGCTTGGCCGGTTGCCCAGCCGGCGCGGACTGCCCCGCACCGGCTGACGGCGCGCTACGCGACTGCGTCGCCGCGGGACGCGCTCCAGGAAACTTCTCCGGAAACCGCTGGCGCATGAGCTTGTTGATCTCGGCGTAGTACGCATCCGCGTCCGCAATGGGGTCGTATCCCTGGCTCTCCAGGGTATTGGCGTACTCGATGGCCATGTTGCGCATGAGCCGCTCGGTGGTGTCGGCCGGCTTGACAAACCACTTGTTCTTGCCCATCCACGCCTTGGCCGCCGGGTCGGGTTCAAACGCGTCAGCATCGACCTCCGCCGGACGCGAAACCGGCTGGGTGAACGCCTCGATGTCCTGCTCGACCTTCGGCGCCACCGGCTGGTAGCTCTTGGCCTGCTGGAGTTGGGAAACCGCCACAGTCAACGCCACTTGCGCATCAGCGATCTTGGCGGGGTCGCCCTCCTCCATCGCCGATTGCAACGCGGTACGCGCCGCAGCCACACTGCCCTCGTGTGCTGCGGTCGCCGCGGAAACGTACTGGGCCTCGCCGTTCTTGATCAGTGCGCTGAGTTCCTTCAGCTTCTCTTGCTGGCGGCGCAGCACCTCGACAGCAACCGCGTTCTCGCGGGCAAACTCCGCAGCCTTGCGCTCGGCCGTGCGCTGCTTGAGCGTCATCTGCTTGATGCGCTTCTTGACCCGCTCGGAGTAGCCGGCCATCTCCTCCTCGGAAACGGCGTCATCCGCGCCGTCCGCGTCGCTCGGAGCAGCATTGGCCGTGCCTTCGTCATCAGCGACGACCTCGATCTCGTTCTCGTTTTCGTCCTCGCCACTCGCTGCGGTCGCGGGCTTGCCCGCCGGCGCGATGCCTGCGTCCTCGTCCTCGTCCTCGAACACCGAAAAGGGACCGCTCGGGGGCTTGGCGTCCTGCGAGTCGTCCGTGCTCACGTCGATGTCGTACTCGGTCTTTTCCATCGGCATGGTGGGCTCCTCAGATGCGGCTGATACCGGTGATGTCGAACGTGACGCCTTCGATGGCGTCGTCATTCAGGAAGCGGTACTCGATCTTGCTCTTGTCGGCATTCTCGACGAAGAAGCGCGTACCAGAGTACGCCCGGGTCAGCACATAGTCGCCGACCTTGCACCAGGGACCGTCAGGGAACCGTGAGCGGTCTTTGTACGCCTCGGGGCCGATGGCGACGACTCGCAACACGACGGAAGCGGCTTCTTCGACGCGGGCCGCATTGTTGGCGATTTCGATGCCCAGAGCACGGGCACGGGCTGCGGTAGGGTCGGTGTCCTCGAACTTGGGCACGACGACCAGGATCTTGTAGCCGACGGGACGGGGGAGATTCTCGGGATGCTTCATGAGTGTGCGGGGTGCGAACCCGGGTAGTTGCGCGTTGCAAGTGGGGCTTCACTTGCAAGATTCAGCGTAATAGATTCAAGAAGAATCGTCAAGGTTTAAGTCGGTTTCATCAGAATCATCGAGGCTGGCCTCAACGCGAGTAATCTCTTCCAGGCATTCCCGATACGCAGAAACCTTCCCCGCAGCACGCAGGTAGTCCTCATACGTCATGCCGCCCGCCAGGATGGCTTGGACGATGTTGTCGAGTCGCTCGTCCATCTCTCGACGGAGGTGGCGAATCTGCCGGTTCATTCAGTTTCCCTCCTCAAACTCTCGATTGCATCGGCAGTGGCCGTTAGCGTGGCAGCCTGGGCTGGGCGGCGGCAAGCAGCGCAGCGTCCTCCACCGCGCGACGGATCAACGCTCGTTGGGATGACGCTGCGACCGCCGCAGGGGTGGTGGTTGCCGGAGCTGGAGCTGGAGCTGGAGCTGGAGCTGGAGCCGGAGCTGGAGCCGGAGCTGGAGCCGGAGCTGGCCGCAGAACTTGCGTCGGAAGCGGCTCGCTCGGCGGACGCGGCACGTTGCGCGCGACGGGTAGCGCCGGTGCGCGAGCGCGCTCGCGAGCTCGCTTGCGCGCTGCTTCACGCTGCGTCGCGGCCAAGAGTGCTTGGGCGGCCGCGACACGCGATCCCCCAGCGCCAAACGCAGCGTACCGCAGCTCGACGTCGTTGCCTGCGTAAGCGAAGGTGCCGCCATCCGCCAGGAGCGTTCGGTTGGTCGGCGCGTACGCGAGGTCAGCGTCGTTCCCCGTATAGGTGAACGTGCCAGGGTCCACCTCGACTCTGCGCCCGAACAGCAAATCAGCCGCGTTGCCGGAGTAGGTGAACGTACCCGTATCGGCGGCAACGCGCCGGTTGAACAGGAGGTCAACGGCGTTCCCGGAGTAGACGAACGCACCGGTTTCAGCAACCAGCGTGTACGCCCCCACGGGCGCGTACACCAGCGCCGCGTCGTTCCCCGTGTAGGTGAACGCACCGGCGTCCGCCGCCAGTCGACGCGCGTACAGGAAGTCGGCAGCATTCCCGGAGTAGGTGAACGTGCCCGTATCGGCGGCCACACGCCGGCCAAACAGGAGATCAGCCGCGTTCCCGCTGTACGAAAACGTGCCAGGGTCCGCCGCGACGCGCCTGTTGAACAGGAGATCCGCATCGTTCCCTGTGTAGGCGAACGCGCCAGCGTCGGCGACGATGCGCCGCGCGTACAGTAGGTTGGCTGCGTTCCCGCTGTACGAGAACGCACCGGCGTCGGCTCCGACGCGCCGGCCAAACAGCGTATTGGCGTTGTTCCCGGAGTAGGTGAATGCGCCTGGATCAGCCGTGATGCGCCGCGCGTACAGGAGCCCCGAGTCGTTCCCCGCGTACGTGAACGTGCCTGTATCGGCTCCGACGCGCCGGCCGAACAGGAGATTGGCCGCGTTCCCGGAGTAGGTAAACGTACCCGTATCGGCGGCAACGCGCCGGTTGAACAGGAGATCCGCATCGTTCCCGGAGTAGGTGAATGCGCCGGTCTCGGCGGTGAGCGTGTACGACCCCACAGGGGCATACAGCAAATCAGCCGCGTTCCCGGAGTAGGTGAACGTGCCCGTATCGGCGGCCACCCGCCGGTTGAACAGGAGGTCAACAGCGTTGCCGGAGTAGGTGAACGTGCCCGTATCGGCGGCAACGCGCCGGCCGAACAGGAGATTGGCTGCATTCCCCGCGTACGTGAACTCGCCGGGGTCGGCAGCCACACGCCGGCCGAACAGGAGATTGGCTGCGTTCCCCGCGTACGAGAATGCGCCGGTGTTGGCTGCGAGTGTTGGCGGACCTGCCACCGCCGCCCCACGCACGTACAGGCCGACCGGGCCGGCGCCGGTTGGACCGGCGCCGGCAAGTGCGACAGAGCGCGGGCCGGTGGCAGGCGGTGGAGGTGGCGCTTGCGTCGGCCGGCGCCGCGTGGCGACGAAGATGCAGGCCGGGTCGCGCGAGATGCGCGCAATTTCGGCCGGGGTAAGCTGGCGGTTCCAGTAGTAGGCCCACGCGATGCCAGCGCCGGCATAGGGCGTGCCGTTCTCTGTGCCGTCTGCAGCGCCGATGTTGACGCGGTTGGACGAGTGGACGTTGTCAATCGTCCCGACGGTGCCCGTCCTGGTGTCTCGAAGGGCGCCGTTGACATAGAGGCTGTGGCCCGTGCCGAACACCACCTGGGCAAGCACGACCGGCGTGCCGGCTGGCGTGCCGCCGTGGCTGATCTCGCACTGCGCGACGTCAGCAGTCTCGGCGTAATACAAGCCGAAAGCGACTCGGAACTTGAAGGTCGGCGTGTAACCGCCGCCGGCGCCTTGCTGCCGGCTGAAGACGTTGTTGTCGGTCGCCGTCGGCTGGCGGA